TCACCGCGCATCCGGACCGCGCATCCGGACGGCGTTTCGGACGGCGTTTCGGACGGCGCGGACTGCGAGTGATGCTTTCATTCTCGAGTCGATCGAGTAGCCCACGATCCGACCGCTGAACGCGTCCTTGACCGCGCAAAGATAGAGCCGGCCTTCGCTCGTTCTGTGTTCCGTAATGTCGGTCAGCCAGAGCTGATTCGGCCGAGAAGCCGTGAACTGGTGACGCTCACGCCCGTGCTCGTCGATGACGACGCAGAGATCGTCATGAACTGCGGGGCCAGGCTTCTTGCCGTTCTTGCTCCGCTTCTTCCCGAACACACTCCACCAGCCGTTCGCAGACGCAATCCGCCAGGCCGTTCGATCCGACATCGCCTCGCTGCCTTCATCGCGGGCCTCATCGGCGAGGAGCCGATACCCGAACTCCGGGTCATCCCGGTGAGCGTCGAACAGTGCGTTCGCGCGATACGCCTCATCCAGCTCCCGCCTGGTCACGGGGTTCCTTAGCCAGCGGTAGTAGGGCTGGCGCGCGAGCTTCAGTACCCGGCACGACACCACGACGGGGATGCCGTCGTCAGCGAGCTCGCTCACGAGCGGGTACATCATTCTCCCGGCAGATGAGCCTGGGACAGATACGCGGTCGCGCGACGCAACACCTCGACTTCCTGCTCAAGGAGGCGATTGCGCTTACGGAGCTCGCGCAGCTCCGCGGACTCCTGCTTCGTCTCACCGGGTTGCTCGCCCGCCTCGATGCGGGCTTGCCGCATCCACTTGTCCAGGGTTCCGACATGGACACCGAAGTCTTTCGCGATCTGCGCGAGGGTGACGTCCGGATCGCGGATCACGTCGTCGCGGAACTCTTTGGGGAACGGCTTGGGCATGATGACATCCTTACAGGCCAGCCCTCTCGGCACAGGCCAGCCCTCTCGGCTAGCCACGTTCGATGTCACCTGTTCCTACACCAGACCCACATGGCACGCACACTCAACCAGCCCTGCGCCCGCCCCGGCTGCACCAACCACGCCACGCCACAACCCCGACACCGCGGCCTCCGCCACAAGCACACCATCGCCGCCGGCCTCCTCGACACCCGCGTCCCCGCCGACCGGGCACGCACGCACCTGAACCGGGTCATGGCCCATGGCGCGACGATCACCGGCATCCACGCCGCCACCGGCGTCCCCCTCGCATCCATCGCCCGCATCGCAGACGGCACCTACCGGCAGGCACCCAAGTCCACCGAACGCGCCACCCTTACCGCCACCCCGGACATGGCCGTGATGATCCCCGCGACCGGCAGCATCCGCCGACTCCGTGCCTTGCGAGCCCAAGGCTGGAACGCGAAGACCGAGCTCCCCGCCGCGCTGGGCGTGAGTTTCCAGACGCTCACGAACCTCACGAACGACCCGGAGCCGGGCCGGCGGATCCACGCCGACCTCGCCACGAAGATCCGCGAGTTCGCAGACGCGCACCCGGAGGTCATACGACCCCCGTCATCCTGGGTCGCAAGGCGCGGCTGGCGAACACTCTGGGACTGGGACGACATCGATGCCCCGATCTGTGGCAATGATCGCGTAGAGGTCACCGCAACGATCCGGCAGGACATCGGCATCCTCCACGAGGTGCTCGGCACCTGGGGTGCGGTCTCAGCCGCCCTCGGCCTAACCCGGAACGTCCCGCAGGACATCTACCGGGGCCACCAGAAGTCCATCACCGTGGACCTGCGCCAGCGGATCGCTGAAGAGGTGCGACTGTCCGACGTGAGTCTCGCCGCGTGACGTATTTCGCCGGTCACCGTCGGGCTCTCCTCGAAGCAGACACCACCGGACACTGCCGCCCGTGGTTCGCCCGCGATTTCGTGGCCGATGGTCTCGCCACCTGGACCCCGGCACCCACAACCCGGAGGCCGTCACCCTCACCGAGCACGGCCGGCACCTCGCCGGGGTGCTGCGGGGCATCGCCCGCATCCTCAACCCGCCACCCGATGACTGGTCACTGACCGGACAGATGGAGATCCCCCTATGACCACGTTCCACGTCGCCGGCTTCCCAGCACCGCAGGGATCGAAGAACGCGTACCGCCGCGGCAACAAGGTCGTCCTCGTGGAGTCCAGCAAGAAGGTCGAGCCGTGGCGCGCCGCCGTCGCCCAGGCCGCCACGATCGCCTACCTCCGGACCGAACCGATCGACGGGCCGGTGTGCCCTGGGTGCGGGGGAGAGGAGACCGACCGATGATCCGCCGCACCGTTCCGCGGCCCGGTGGCTAGAACGCACCAAGGTGATCGAGAAGAACCTTGAAACCAATGGCAATCAGCACCAGGCCACCGGCAATCTGGCTCTTCCGGATGGAGAGTGCGTAGCAGGTGTGAAGCGGACGTGATGAGACACCACAACATGTAGGCTGACACCGGACTGCAGACATAGAAGGACCCTGCGGTGACAAGATGAAGGTGTCGAATCTCTACCTTCCCACCACAGGATCCATGTCTCACCCTACCGCCACCTCCGCCCCTGCTTCCGCGTGCGCCCCGAATCTCGTCGCCGACACGATCTGCCGCACCGTCGAGTTGGGCCTGTCGATCGACAACGCCGCCGACGCCGGGAACCTCACTCACCTCTATTGTCACCCGGTGATCGTCGACCTGAACTGTCCGGGCTGCGGACACGCCTGCCGAGTCCGTGACCATGTCGAACGTCGACTCACGGACCTGCCCATCGCCGGACACCCAAGCCTCCTGCACGTCCGTGTGCCCCGACTGTTCTGCACCAGTGACGACTGCGAGGTCACCATCTTCCGGGCATCGATCCCGCAGGCAGCCGACGATCGTCAGACGGTGACCCACCGGGTCACCCGCTGGATCCTGCAGCGCATGGCGTGCGACGGCATGAGCGTGAAGGCCTGCGCACGTGGGCTGGGCATCGGCTGGGACAAGACCAACCAGCTGGCCCTGACAGCCTGCCGGCACCTGTCCTACCAGGATCCGTCCCGGTTGGATCGGGTCCGGGTCCTGGGGCGTCGACGAGCATAAGTGGAAGCATGTCCGGGGCGACGGGTCCCCCGGGTTCGTCACCGTCATCGTGGACCTGACCCCACTGGTCGACGGCGTCGGATCGGCCCGACTGCTGGACATGGTGCCCGGCCGGTCGGCTGATGCGTTCGGCGACTGGCTCGACGCCCGCGGCGGCACGTTCCGCCACCGGATCCGCGTGGTGACCATGGACGGGTTCACCGGCTACGCGAAAGCCGCGACTCAGCACCTGACCCAGGCCAGGCAGGTCATGGACCCGTTCCATGTCGTCCACCTGGCCATCGACAAGCTCACCGCATGTCGGCAACGGGTACAGAACGAGACGATGGGCCACCGTGGCCGGTCCGGGGACCCGTTGTACGGCATCAGACGGATCCTGTTGACGAGGAAGTCCCTGGTCACGCCGGCCAACGCGGTGAAACTCGATGACGTGCTCACCAGTCAAGCGCACCTTGCTGTGCAGGTGACCTGGCACTTCTACCAGGAGATTCTCGCCGCGTACCAGGCGGACCGTCCACGCGACGGGAAGCTGCGGATGTTCAAGGTCATCAAGGCGCTGCACGTGAAGATCCCCAACGACCTGCGGGAACTGCGGGTGCTGGGGCAGACGCTGTGGCGGCGGCGAGCCGACATCCTCGCCTACTTCGATACCGGTGCGTCCAACGGGCCGGTGGAGAACATCAACGGCAAACTGGAGCACCTGCGTGGCATTGCCCTGGGGTTCAGGAACAAAGCCAACTACATCTTGAGGTCACTGATCCACTCCGGAGGACTCCGGGAGGCGATCAACGCACTCTGAAACCGGAAGAGCCGGTTTTGTCGGCGCCACCGGTTCGGGTCCGATAGTGTTGTGCGCAGTGCACCGGGAATTCCCCGGAGACGGCACGATATCCCTTCTGACTTCCCCTAGGAGAACACCCATGGGCTCTCTCGACAGCATCGGCGCCTCCCTCGGCGACCTGACTGACCTCATCCACATCCTCGTCGGCCTGCTCAAGGGCGACGCCTCCGTCCTGAGCACCGACGGATCTATCGCCGGCAGCTTCGGCGGCGAGGGTCTCGGTTCCTCCACCGGGGAGTAACGGCATGGAACCGTTTTCCCAGCTCCTGTCTGACCTGGGCGATCTCAAGGACATCCTCCTGGGTGTCCTCGCCGGAAACGGTGGAGACGTGCTGAGTACTGAAGGTTCTCTCGCCGGCAGCTCAGGTGCCGGTGAGATCGCCGGTAGTGGCGTCGGTTCGGTGATGGGTTCGCTCGGCATCGACGAGGACACCGTCGGCCGGATTCCGACCAGTTGGCCGGACCTGATTACCGCAGGGTCCTGACCGGCCCCGGCCCCCGGCTCCACACGGCGGGCACCTGACATGACGTCAGGTGCCCGTCGTTGATGTGTGGTCACCCGTACCTGAGGGGTAGAAGGTGAGTACCCCCCCCTTAAATATTTTGGGTACTTAAGGAATAAAGTGTCTCCAGACATTCATCATTCTTATGACATTCACACCTTCAAGGGGCATCAACCATGCTTGACACGATCAAGGCCCTTGTTTCTGATCTGACCCAGTTCGTCCACATCATCGTCGGTCTGCTCAAGGGCGGCGCTGTAGTCCTGAGCACCGAAGGCTCCCTGGCCGGCAGTTTCGGTGGCGAGGGTCTCGGGCCCTCCGCCGCGGATGTCGCTGACAACGCCGCAGGGGAGTAGCAGCATGGGAAAGTCTTGACATCCTCGGTCTTCTCAGCGACCTCTGGAAGGAAGTCGGCCCGCTCAAGGACATCCTCCTTGCGGTCCTCGGGGGCGACAACAGTCAGCTCAGCTCCGAAGGCTCCCTGGCCGGAAGCAGTGCCGCCCGGGACACCGCCGGCAGCGTCGTCGGCTCCACGGTCGGTTCACTGTGGGGGCAAGATCTCGTGAACAAGCTCCCGAGCACCAACGGCCAGGCGTATTCGTCGGCGGAGGAACTCGGGATCCTCGACGACATTCTCGGCGCGCTCTGATCCCGCCCTCTCCATTCCTGCCCTACCGTGCCCTCGCTCGTTCCTGTCCGATACACTCACTGACATGCGTATCTACCTCGGCGCCGATCACGCCGGTTTCGACATGAAGAACATCATCGCCGACCACCTCAGGGCCAAGGACGGCATCGAGGTCATCGACTGCGGTGCCCACACGTACGACGCCGAGGACGACTACCCCGCCTACTGCATCGAGGCTGCCAAGCGGACCGTCGCCGACGAGGGCTCCCTGGGCATCGTGCTCGGCGGCTCCGGCAACGGTGAGCAGATCGCCGCGAACAAGGTCCCCGGTGCCCGCTGTGCTCTCGCCTGGTCCGTGGAGACCGCCAAGCTCGCCCGCGAGCACAACAACGCCCAGCTCATCGGAATCGGTGGCCGGATGCACTCCGAGGAGGACGCCCTCGCCATCGTCGACGCCTTCATCGCCCAGGCCTGGTCTGAGGCCGAGCGTCACCAGCGCCGCATCGACATCCTCGCCGAGTACGAGAAAACCGGCGTCGCCCCCGCCCTCCCGGAGGCCTGAGTTTCCCTCCCGTCGACCCCCCTGAGATCCCCCTGTCAGCCTTCGCGGCGACGGGGGGATCTCTTGTCGGACCACTCGGTCACCACCTCGGCGTCCCACAGCGTCAGACCGTGGATCTTCGCCACCGGCTCGGGGGCGCGTCCTCGGGTCGCGTAGCTGGTGAAGGTTCCCCTGGCGGTTCCGGAGAAGTCGGCACACTGCTGAGCGGTCCACAGCTCGTGGCCGGTGTCCGCGTCTATTATTTTCGGTCTCATACATTCACAGTCTACTGAAAAGTCATGGACGGCCAGGGGGTGCGGTACGACCACAACGCGTCTATTGTCGGTTTCTATGGCACGTACTTATGCAGAACAGCTCGTCGACGCCCTCGAGGCACAGGGCGTCCGGCGCATCTTCGGTCTCGTCGGCGACAGCCTCAACCCCATCGTCGACGCCGTCAAACGCAGCAGCATCGAATGGTTCCACGTCCGCAACGAGGAGGCCGCCGCGTTCGCGGCCGGGGCGGAGTCCCTCGTCACCGGTCGGCTGGCGGTCTGCGCCGGTTCCTGCGGCCCGGGCAACACCCACCTCATCCAGGGTCTCTATGACGCCCACCGCAACGGCGGCAAGGTCCTGGCCATCGCCAGCCACATCCCGTCGCAGTTCATCGGCTCCCACTACTTCCAGGAGACCCACCCCGAGGCGATCTTCCAGGAGTGCTCCGGCTACTGCGAGATGGTGAACTCCGCTGCGCAGGGTGCCACCGTCCTCCACCACGCCATCCAGTCCACGATGGCCGGCAACGGCGTCTCAGTGCTCGTCGTCCCCGGCGACATCGCCGGGGACCGGGCCGTCGAATCCCCGCAGCTGAACTCGGCGATCTCCGTCGAGAAGCCCGTCGTCCACCCGGCCGCCGGTGAGCTCAAGGCCCTGGCCGAGGCGATCAACAAGGCCCGCAAGGTCACCATCTTCGGTGGCGCGGGCTGCGCAGGTGCCCGCGACCAGGTCTTCGCACTCGCCGGGCACATCAAGGCCCCGGTCGGTCACGCCTACGGTGGCAAGGAATTCCTCCACTACGACAACCCCTACGACGTCGGCATGTCCGGCCTTCTCGGCTACGGCGCCTGTTCCGAGGCTTTCGAGGACGCCGACCTCCTCATCCTGCTGGGCACCGACTTCCCCTACTCGGAGTTCCTGCCCCGGGACACCGACACCGCCCAGGTCGACATCAAGGGCCGCAACATCGGTCGCCGCACCACCGTGAAGTACCCGGTCACCGGTGACGTCGCCGCGACCATCGACGACCTGCTCCCGCTGCTCGACGAGAAGACCGACGCGTCCTTCCTCGAGCGGATGCTGAAGCGTCAGGCGTCCAACCTGGAACACGTGGTTTCCGCGTACACGAGGAACATCGAGAAGCACACGCCGATCCACCCGGAGTACCTCACCTACGTCCTCGACGAGCTCGCCGACGAGGACGCGGTGTTCACCGCCGACACCGGAATGTGCAATGTGTGGCACGCCAGGTACATCAACCCCAACGGCAGGCGTCAGCTCCAGGCGTCCTTCCGCCACGGGACGATGGCCAACGCCCTGCCGCAGGCGATCGGCGCGTCCGCCGCGACCGAGGGGAAGCGTCAGGTCGTCGCGATGTGTGGTGACGGCGGGCTCGGCATGCTCATGGGTGAGCTGCTCACCGTCAAGCTGCACCAGGTCCCGCTCAAGGCGATCGTCTACAACAACTCCACCCTCGGCATGGTGAAGCTGGAAATGCTGGTCAACGGCCTGCCGGACTTCGGTACCGACCATGAGAAGGTCAACTACGCCGACATCGCCGAGGCCTGCGGCATCAAGTCCTTCCGCATCGAGGACCCGAAGGATGTCCGCCGCGTCCTCACCGAGGCGCTGGCCTATGACGGCCCGGTGCTCGTCGACGTGGTCACCGACCCGAATGCGCTGTCCATCCCGCCGGAGATCTCGCTGGAACAGGTCGCCGGATTCACCCGGGCCGCCACGAAGACGGTGCTCGAGGGTGGCGTGGGCAAGATGCTGGACCTGGCGAAGTCCAACCTGCGCAACATCCCGCGTCCCTCCGGTTTCAAGGGGCTGTAGGACGCTGCCGGTACGCCCCGGGTGCCCCGCATTTGCACCCTCCGGGCACCGGTGGTGTATGGTCAGTGACGGATTCCCGGTAGCCGGGAGACCGCAGGGGAATGTCGTATAGTGGCTAATACCTCAGCCTTCCAAGCTGAAGACGCGGGTTCGATTCCCGTCATTCCCTCCACTAGCTGGCCTGCAGCAACATCCTCCCCGGAGGATAGCGCGGCAGGTTAGGTACCGCCAGAACTGCCGCCAAAGGCGCCTGGCGCCCGATGCGGGACGTGATTCCGACAGGAACCGAACTACCCCCGCCCATGACAAAGCCCCCGACCACAAGGCCGGGGGCTTTCTCGTACTGGAAGCGACTACTCGCCGGCCACCCTCGTGTTTGCATCACGCAACGTCGCCGTCAGCTCCTCAATCACCCGGATCTGTCGATCTGTCAGACCACCCGCATCGATCGTCGGCGCATAGGCGCCCTCGATGCCGGACATCTCAGGCCACTCCTTCGGGTCGATCCGGGCCGCAGTCAGCAACTCGGACGCATCGACGCCGAGGACCACAGCAATCTGCGCGTACTGCTCCGGCTTGAGGATCGGGGCGAGGTCGTTGCGGTACCGCCGCCCGCGCTCAATCTCCCGGATCCACGCCCGGTTGTCACTGTTCATCCCGAGCCGCTTCATCAGCTCCTCTTGGGTGAGGTCGGCGGCTTCGCGGTAGCGGCGGATGAGGGCGCCGACGCGCTTGGCGCGGGCGAGGTCGAAGTCAGACGAGGGGTTAGCCATGCGAGCAAACCTAGCAAACATCTGCGCCCGTGCCGAACCGCAACAGCAGCCCACAGTCCACCTACCAGTAAGAACACCCAGACCACACGCCACATTGTGTGCAACCGTTGCAACTCTTGTTACATCGTGATACTGTCAATCACGTCGCCAACGGTGACACCCACACACCCACTGCCACCCACAAGGACCAGGACCATGCCCGAACGACTCCTCAAAACCAGCCAGGTCGCAAAACTCCTCTCCATGCACCCACACACCGTCCGCTCCTACGCCGAAGCCGGCGCATTCGAAGGCGCCTACAAATTCCGCGGCCCCCGAGCAGCCAAGAACGGACGCGGCGAATGGCGCATCCCCGAAACCGCCATCACCGCATTCATCGACGAACAGCGCCGCGACTACGACCGGTCACTCCGCACCGCCGCATAAAAGGAGGCCGCCAGCTCAACGCCGGGAACTGCCATTCCCATAAGCGGCGGAGCTAGACGACCTCACCCACACATAGCAACCCCTAGGAAGCCATGCCGGAAGAATCGTACCACATCGTCCCAGGTAGCGAACAGCACCGACGATTAATAACTGGATCGAAGATCGCCGCGATCCTCGGAATCAGTAAGTTCGAAACCCCCGCAGAGCTCTGGCTCCGCATGCGCGGTGATGTTCCCCCGCAGGAATCCACCCCAGCCATGCGCCGCGGCCACAACCAAGAGGCGGCGATCCTCGACTGGTACTTCACCGAGATCCGCCCCGACCTCACCATGACCGCCGGGGAGACTACCTTCACCCGGCCGGATCTCCCATGGGCCGCCGCGAACCCCGACGCCGTCGCACTCGAGGACGGGCACACCGTCTTCATCGACGCCAAGAGCATCGCCCGCGACGGAGGGGAGTGGGGCAAGCCCGGCACCGACCAGGTGCCCGCCTACTACGTCACCCAGATGCTCTGGGCCATGCACATGACCCACGGGGACGGCGGACTCCACGTCACCCGCACCTACATCGTCAAGCACGGGCCATACGTCGACCAGACCGACGAGTACTACGTCGACTACGACCCCGCCCTCGCCCAGTGGATCCAGGACGAATGCCACCGCTTCTGGCTCTCACTCGCCGACGACTACGCGTGCCCCGACCCCACGCCCCGCGCCGGCATCCACAAGACCTTCGCCAAGCTGCACCCGGACATCCGCCCGGACAGTGAATGGCAGATCCACGTCGACACCGCCCGCGAATACCTGCAGGCGCAGGAAGCTCGCAAGGACGCGCAGGCACGGGAGGACGCGGCAAAGGCCGAGATCCTGCGCTGCATGGGCGACGCCAAGACCGCCATGTGCGGTGACGTGAAACTCGGCTACCGACGCCCCACCAAGTCGGGAGTGTCGTTCTACCCGCCGGTACGCCCCGCCCACATCGAAGACCTCCCCGACACCCCCACCCAGGCCGCAGCCTAACCCCATGAAGGAGCACAACATGTCCACTGACATCACAACCACCCACGGCACTGACCTCACCATCGCCGAAGACCAGATCGCATTCACCCCCCAGCAGGAAGCCGCACTACGCCACGCCGGAGTCAACGCCCCTGCCGCCGATCTCGCCGTCTTCTTCCACCAGTGCAAGCGCACCGGCCTAGACCCGTTCGCCCGGCAGATCTACATGATCGCCCGCCAGGGCAAGCAGACCATCCAGACCGGCATCGACGGCTTCCGCCTCATCGCCCGCCGCGCCACCGACGCCACCAACGGCACCCTCGGCTACAAGCCCACCCTCTGGATGACCGACCAGGGACAGTGGCTCGAAGTGTGGCCGTTCGACACCGCCCCCGTTGCCGCGAAGGTCACCGTCATCCGCAACGGCGGCGAGTTCCCCGCCATCGCCATGTTCCGCGAGTACGCCGGCCGGAAGCGCGACGGATCACTCACCCAGATGTGGGATAACCGCAAAGCCGGCATGCTGGCAAAGTGTGCGGAAGCACTCGCACTGCGCATGGCATTTCCGCAGGATCTGTCCGGCCTGTACACCGCCGATGAGATGCAGCAGGCAGATAACCCACAGGTGATCGACCACGGGCCGCAGCAGCACCACCGTCCGCAGCAGGCCCGACAGGAACCGCGTCCCGCCCCGGCGCAGGAACCCTCCCGCCAGTCCGCCACTGATCGTCTCGCCGCACAGCTCGGCGCAACCCCCGCACCAGCACAGCCGGACCCGGCCAAGATCACCGAATGGTCAGCCATCATCGCCGCCACCGACACCCTCGAAGACCTGCAGCAGGTGTACCACGACGCCTACAAGGAAGTCGGCGACGCGATCATCCCAGCCAAAGACCAGCGCAAGGCCGAGCTCCAGTCCGCTGCCACGGACGACCAGCCCATCGACGCCGAACTCGTCGACGACGCCACCTAACCCACACAACCCCAGGAGACAGACATGACCTACGAGACCGACATCTACCGAGCGCACGACGACATGCGCATCCTCGGCGCCATCCGCGACCTCGCTACCACCGCCGAACGGTCCATCGACAAGATCACTGACCGCCTGGCAGAAGCCAACCACGACCTCACCGAGGCCTGCCGTGGTCGAGACGAAGCCGAGAAGTGGGCGGCGAGCTACAAGCGCGACCTCGCCGGCTACGACGGTGACTTGCAGAACCTCGTCGCGCAGAAGACCAAGGCGGCCGACCTGATCATCAAGGCAGAAGCCATGATCCGGGCAGAAAACCCCAGCACCGCAATCTTTGACCTGCACCAGGCGCTCGAAGCCCTCGGACACAACCCCACACCGCCAGACGCCGACACTGCCAAACAGCCGTTCTAGGAGCACACCATGACCGAGCAACCCTGCCTCCCGAACCTCGAACCCCTCGAGCGCGTCCGGGTGAACGCCGGCGCCGACTGGAACCGCGCCGCCGAGAACGCCATGAAAGAACTCGAGCACCGCGGCCTGCCCTTCACCGCCGACGACGTCCGCGCCCTCATCCCCGAAGGCGTAGAACCCCACCACCCCAACTCCTGGGGCGCCGTCTTCAACGCCCACCGCCGAGCCGGACTCATCGCCGCAACCGGACGAGTCCACAACAGCAGCTGGGGAAAACGCAACGCCGGCGCCCAACGGGTCTGGCAACCCACCACCAACACCCAAGCAGCCTAACCACCAGCCCCCGGCCCACACCGGGGGCACAACCACGAACGGAGCACACATGCGCATCCGCAGCATCAAACCCGAATTCTGGCGATCCGAAGACATCGCCGCCCTCCCCATCCCCGACAGGCTCCTCTTCATCGGCCTCTGGTCCTACGTCGACGACAACGGAGTCGGGGTCGACCGAGAAGCACTCATCGCCGCAGACCTCTTCGCCGACGACCTCTCGCGAGACCCTCGCGACACTCTCGCGAGGATTACGGAAGGTCTCCGACGGCTTACGGAAGCCGGTCTGATTGTTCGCTACACCGTCGAGAACCGCAATTTTTTGGCCGTTGAGACCTGGGGTAAGCACCAACGCATCGACAAGCCCAACAAGCCACGATACCCCCTCCCCACCAGCGAAAACGCCGAATTCGCGACACCCTCGCGAGACTCTCGCGAGATCCCCGCGCCTGGAGCAGGGGAGCAGGGGAACAGGGGAACAGGGGAACAGGTAGAAAATACCTTGCCCGAACCTCCGGTTCCGGCGAGCGACGCGACCGGACAGTCGAAGCCGAAACGAGCCTCGTACCCGCCGGCATTCCACGCATGGTGGTCCGCCTACCCCAAGCACCGCAACGGGTCGAAGAAGTCCGCCTACGCCGAATGGCAACGCGCAACGAAGATCATCGATGCCCCAACCCTCCACCGACTCACCGAGGCATACGCCGCCAACCCAGGGGTGTCCTCCGTCGACTACTGCCCAGACGCGCACCGCTGGCTCAAAGACCGCCGGTGGGAAACCGTCACCGAGACCGACCATCGCGTCACTGCCAGCCGCCAGCAACCGCAACCGCGGGAAACCGTTGCCGACTGGGGTGCCAGCCCCCAAGCCGCCGCCCACTTCGGCCTCCCATGGGGCGACACCCCGACCGAAACCGCCACCTACGTCGACGCCGAGATCGTCGACATCACCGACAGGAGCATCGCATCATGAGCCAGCTCACCTGGACCGACATTGCCGCCACCATCCTCGCCGACATGCGCGGCATGTACCCCAACGCCCGGAAACCAGACCCCGCCATCGCCCAGGCGTGGGCGACCGCCCTGGCACGCAGTCGCCGCACCTACCCCGCCGCCGTGTGGCGAGAAGCCGTCACCGTGTGGGCCGTGTCCCACTCGGAGCCGCCCACCCCCCACGACATCATCGTCTCCGCCGGCCAGGTCATCGACGCCTGGCAGTCCGACCCACGTCGGTCGGTCGACCTCGAATCGTTCAGAAACGCCAATTTGCGGGCACGAGAAGCCCGGGGGGAACTCCCGGTAGGGACAGCCCCCGAAAGTCCGTCAGGCGGCCAGCGGGTGGAGATTGAGGCCGGTCCAGGTGGCAAGCACGCCGCCGGACGGAAAGCGTGGGAGAACCTGCGTGCCGAGTTGCGGCGCCGGAGGGAGGCTGAGGCTGCCGCCGAGAAGGCCGCGAGGTTGGAGGCCGAGCGGTCTGCCGCGGATGCTGTTGAGGGTGCCGCGTAGTGGGTCATGGTTGTGCGGCGTGACCAGCATTTACCTGACATTGTTTGCAACGGTCGCAATGTGTGCTACCATGGTCGTATTCCGAGGGGCTGCCACCCCACCACCCACACGAGGAGAAACTGTGCAAACCATCCACCGCACCTGCGAGTGCGAAACCGTGCCCGACCGGAACCCAGACCTGCCAGACCGGCGCATCCCTAATCCGGTTTGTGGTGTCCACGCCGACCGGGACGACATGGACCCCGCAGACTACGACCAGCCCGAAACCCTCGACCTGTTCGGCGTCGCATGGTCCTACCAGCAGACCGAATGGGTGGAGGCTGATGGCATCGACGACATCACCGGTGAGCCCTACCTCGAGGACGGTGCAGCATGACCGAATACGACATGGGCTACTCCGCCGCCGTCGCCGACGCTGCCAGCATCGTCCTCGGCGTCGCGGAGCGGAACCTGACCGCCCTCGACACGCAGGATATGGCCGCACTCACCGGCATGATACGAAATCTCACCCCCTGATCACCACCAGGGTCGCGCACTGGGGAAGGTGCACGACCCACACGGCTGGGCACAGGACGCTGACGGTACCAAACACCTATCAGGTGCAGGTCGAACACCCGTCACACCGGTTCGACACCGGTGCCAGCCACCGGGCCGTCAGATACGGCCCCCGTGGCGGGTGAGCGGTGGAAAACTGTTCACCACCCGCGGTGCAGAAACCAGCGTCACCGTCTACCGGCGCGAGCTGCACCCCACCCACCACACCACCGCCCGTCAGAAGGTGAGCGCAAACAAGCGCAGCAGGTCCGACCCCTGCAACAGGCACCAGGCCACAGGATCCACAGTCCACCGACTGCCCGGATATGACACCCCGTGGCCGCCCAACCACCCACAACCCCAGGAGGAGCACGTGGCACTTCCCACACTCACCCCAGGACAGCGCAAGGCCGCGCTCGACGCAGCCCACGCCACCCGCACTGCCCGCGCACAGATCAAGCGCAACCTCAAGGCAGGCACCCTCGACCCCGCCCAGGTGCTTTGCAGCCGCGGGGACAAGAACATCGGCGGCATCACCGTCGTCCAGTTCATCGCCGCACTGCCCCGATACGGCCGGGCACGCGCCAAGAACATCTGCACCGAACTCGGCATCGACCCCGGCAAGCACCTCCGCGCCCTCGGAGACATTCAGGCATTCCGCCTCGCCCACCGCATCACCCCCACCAACAAGGAGAACTAGATCATGGCTCAAGGCACAACCCCCATTCACATCACCGGCCGACTCGTCGCAGACATCGACCTCCGCAAGACCCAGTCCGGTATCCCCGTCGCCGGCTTCCGCGTCTGCACCCAGCCCCGCGTGTTCGACAAGACCACCAACCAGTGGGGTGACGGCGACCCGTCGTTCTGGCCCTGCAACCTGTGGCGCGCCAAGGCTGAGGCCGCAGCACAGCAGCTCCACAAGGGCCAGCTCGTGATGATCGAAGGCACCGTCGCCCAGCGGTCGTGGGAGGACAATGAGGGCAACAAGCGATCCCAGATGGAGATCACCGTGGAGAACATTGGCCCGGCGATCCTCCCACCGAAGCAGGGGGGCGGTGGCCAGCAGGCGGGCCCGTCGGGCACCAACGCGCAGGGCGGGTACGGCCAGCCGGCCCAGGACGCGTGGAACCAGGCACCCCAGTCCGGCTTCGACGGTGCCCAGGAACCCCCCTTCTGACCCCTCGCCCCGCCTGCCAGCGACCCCAAAGGAAACCATGACCAGACTCACCCCACACCAGCAACACCGCGCCAACCTCCTCGCCGCACTCGCCGACGGTGAATGGCACGACGACCCCGCCCAACGCACCCCATCCTCCGCACGCAACTACGCCTGGCGCGTCAACACCGGACGATCCGCATTCCCACCCGGGGTAGAGGCCCGCACCCGCGGTGGTGTCGTACAACTCCGCCTCCACACCGGCAACCCGGACCTCGGCACCCCCGACAACGATTGGGAGACAGCTTAGTCGCTGGTGGTCGCCTATTTCCCCACTAGTGTTTGCAATGTGTGCAGACTGTGCTAACATCGACACCACGGCAGCAACCGCAGCCGAACCCCCCCAGCACAGAAAGCCACCCAATGCACACCACCTGGAAAACCCACACCACCCACGACGGCCAACAACCAGAACCCCGCCGCTAGACGCGAGTCACACCGGCACCCACACCACCCACCATGCACGCCTGCCAGCGTCAACAACCCACGGAGAAACCCATGCACACCAACAGCACAACCCCGCACCGACCCCAACACCAGGTAGGCCACGCCCGCCGCGAATACGACGCCGCACCAGGGCAGGCCACCGCCGACCTCGCCGACAACCCCATCGCCCGCGGCATCCTCCTCGCACTAGTCATCGCCCTCACCATCACCGGGGGAGGGGCGATCGCATGGCAGGCCGTACAGCACCCTGTGGTCGCCACCCTCACCGCCGGCATCATCCTCACCACCATCGCCTGGCGGCGGGCACGATGACCAACCTCCCCACCACCACCCCCACAGGTGACGCCATCAGCTCCTCAGAGTGGTCCTTCCAGTCGGTGACCGCATGAGACCCCAACCCATCCGCCGACGCCCGCGCCTCCGCACACGCATCACCAGGGCCATCACTATGTGGCTCACCAACTGGAAGGACAACTCATGACCAACATCGACCACACCGCTGAGACGCTCTACAACGGTACCGTCTACCACAACTACATCGGAGGACCGTTCGAGATGGAAGTCTTCGACCGACGCGCCAGTGATAACTCCAACCCTTCCTACATCAGGCTCAGTATTAAGAGGCACGCCTACATCAATGTTGGTGTCACGGAGAGGCCATTCCTGGACGAGCCGGACTACCTGATCGAAACCCGGACTTCATCACGGGACTGTGACCTGGAAACCCTGATCGAGGACGCCGCTATTGCCCGTGACGTGATCCATGCCTTCCGGGAGATCCTACTCAACGATCACCAGATCACCACCAGCCTGAACGGAAAGTGACCATGACCAACATCGCCCGCGCCGCCGAGGTGCTGTGGCTCCCTGAGCCGCACCTGTCCACCAGAGAGTGCGACGACCAGGCCCGTGAACTCGCCCAGGCTCTCGCGGACGCTACCCCGCCACTGCTCATGCCAGACCTTCCGGAGCCGACCCGCTGGAAGCAGAACGAGGAACCGGAATGGGACGCGTGCTACACCACCGTCTCCCCTGCCGGATACGAGGGAAGAATCATTGTGGAAGATTCCGATGAAAAATGGGAGGCGTCCGCCGGGGATATTCGCGCCCTCGCCCTCGCCATGCTTGCCGCCGCCGCTTACGCCGAAGGGAACCAGGAATGAGCATGACCAACGTCAACGTTGACGACCTCGCGCAGATCATCCGACAGGTCGATGGGAACCATGATCTAGGAGCGGGCGCACTGGCCGAAGCTATCCTCGACCGACTGCCCACCCCGCAGATCATCCGCACCGTTGAGGAGCAGGAAGCCCTCGACCTGGACACGCTGCTCATGTCCCGAAAGGGTTACCTCGCCGACGCCGAAGACAACATCCGAATCCCCGCTGTGGTGGTTGCCACCGCCGAGCAGGTCCGCGCCGCACGCAAAGCACTGGAGGAAGCATGACCATCACACCAGACCAGGCCCGCGAACTCCTCGACGGCGCAACCCCCGGCCCGTGGGACGAAGACGCAAACATTCTGAACCACGACGGGGACCCACTCCTGAGTGACGGATCGTTCGGAGACCCGAATTGGTACAACGTCCGTGACCTAACTCTCATGACCGCCGCCCCGGACCTCGCGCACACCATTGCCGCCCAGACGTGGGAATACGGGGTGGAGCAAGCAATCGGGACGACCCAATGGTTCGGGTCACGCCAAATGGCCGAAGCGCACGCACAGGTGCACGGATGCTTCCGCCTTGTCCGCCGCCTCGTCGGACCAGTAGAGGAGGCGGAATGAGTACCACCGTTGAGACCGGGCACGATGGAATCATCACCCCAGAGATGGACCTCCCGTGGTTCCGAATCCGTGAGGACGGAAACCTCCGGTGGGAGGCATCGAGAAACCTGAACACCGGAGGTTGGGACGTGTGGGATGTGGCAGCACGACCATCCCAGATCCTCCCCAAAGGACACCCCGACCATGACCGAATCATCACCATCTGCAAGGAGACCCCCAATGACTGACATCACCAACCATGACCGCCGCGCCGCCCGACAGTGGGCGGAGGATATCTACGAGATGTCCAAGTACGACGACGAGACTCCCCGCGAGACCCGCGCCGCCGTGAAATGCATCCTCGCCACCGTGGACGCCCCCGCCCCCACCCTCTCGGAGGAGATGGCGAACATCACCGAGCACTGGAAGGAATGGACAACCAAAACGATCACCGCCGCACTCAATGCCGCCACTGACTTTGCAAAGCAGATGGAGCGCGACCTCACGGAAGCCCACGCCCAGGTGGAACAGGCTGAGGACCGTGCCGCCGAATGGCAGGGCATCGCCCAGCGGGATTACGCCAAGGTTGAACTACTCACCGCCGAACTCGCGGAAGCCCGCGCAGAGTTGGAGCGGGTCCGCGACGCCGTGGACCCCAAAGGCGCAGGACTCCCGCCCGGAATGACCATCTCGGAGGCTGTTCAAACCCTCGTGGACGGCATCCCAACCGGAGAGCATGAGGGTCTGACGGCTGAGCAGTGGAAGCACGAATACGACCGCACCCACGCCGAGGTGGAACGCCTCACCGCCGAACGGGACACTCACACTGAAACTCACACTCACACTGAAACTCACACTCACACTGAAACTAACAGTGACAATGCAGTGACTGACCCCGCCGACGTGAAGCCGGGGGAAGTATGGATCGTGGAATGTCGCGGCGAACGACGCGCCGCCGTCAAGGACAATGGCATTGACATTCCGTGGAACACGATCAGCGCTGACGGATGGTATCTCTCCGAGGACAACGAAAAAGTCACCCTCGTCACTCGTCTGGTACCCGCGCCGCGTGTCATCACCAACCCCCACGACCTCGACAGACTGCCCCACAACTCCGTCATCCTCAGCGACGACAACGACGCCTGGCAGAAATCATCAGAGACCAGCCTGTGGGCGTCCGCCTGGTGGGCCACCAGCGACGGGGAACCGTCAATGTGGGTCTCATACCGCCTATGCGACGAGGACCACCCCGCCACCGTCCTATGGGAGCCGGGGGCATGAGCCTGAAGTAACCTGACCAGGCGGCCACCAACCACAGTGGCCGCCACACTCATAGAAAGCCTACGAATGACCATCACCCTCGGCATCACCATCGCCATCATCGCCGGCGCGGTCGGTTTCATGCTCGGCGCCGCGGTCATGGTGAAAACCCCCGAACCCGCACGCCCGCCCCAGCCATTGCCGCCGCATGAGCACTTGTGGGGCGAGTGGGAGCAGGCCCCCGAACCAACCCGCATCGTCAACGAGGATGGTGCTTACACTGCCGACGAGTACCTACAGCACAGGCAGTGCGCCACCTGCGGCTGGGTCGAACACCATGCCACACGCATCTGAGACCATCGGGGGTGCCAATGAGCACCCCCGTTAGTGTTTGCAATGGTTGCACACACTGGTAACATCGCCACCGTACCGTCACCTGCCAGTGACACACCCACCGAAAGGAACCCCCGTGAACAAGCAACAGGCCGAAACCCTCTGGGCCAACCTACGCAGTAACCTCCTCGCCGCTGAGGACAACATCCGCCAGATCATCGCCACCAGGGCGTGGGAACCCCTCGGCTACGAGTCGTTCGCTGAGTGCTGGCAGGAGCGCTTGTCGGACGTGAAGCTGTCGAAGGAACTCCGCGCTGTCGTCGTGTACGCGATGTTTGAGGATGACACCACACCGGTGGATGCTGCTCGTGCTGTCGCTGGTACTGGTGTTGTCGAGGTGCGGTCACTGCACTCCGCGTGGTCGCAGGGGATGGGCGCCCACGATGCGGCGTTCGTCACCAGGTCGAAGCCGAAGGCCAGGCCCACTGCTGGTGCGCCGCGCACGGTGGCGACAACCTTGCAGGAGCATGAGTATGAGGAGTTGCGCGCTGCTGCCGCTGAGGCTGACGCCAGCCTGTCGGAGTATGTGCGGGCGTGTGTGCTGCAGGTCACGGCATCGAGGACGTGGGCTGCATGACCGTGCCGACCATCACCGTGAAACGCTGCACAAAGTGCGGGGAAACGAAAGGTGTGGACGGGTTCTACCGGAACCGGTCGAAGCGTGACGGGCTGTCCACTCACTGCAAGGAGTGCGACAGAGCCTTCTCCAGCGCCTACAAAGAGGCGCACTGGGAAGAAAGGTGTGCCAAGCAGCGTGCCTACTACGAGGATCACCGGGAAGAACTACGCGCCTACAACCGCGATCGGAGAGCTTTATTCGGTGAACCGACGACGGAGCGGTGGCGAGAGATCACCGCCAAGCACGCCACCCGCCGTGGCAGGTGGTCTGAGGCGGAGGACGCACACCTCGCCGCATCCACCGACCGGGTCGGGGACGACGCCCTCGCACTGAGCCGCACCTACGCGTCGGTCGAGCGCCGAATTGCTCGCCTCCGCCGTAGTTGCGTCGCCCTCGCCCGTGACGCCCACCGACGTTAGCAACCGTCACACCATCTGCTACCATCAACCAAGCACAAGCCCCTGCCAGGGCAGCCCACACAACCATGAAGGAACCCATGAACCCCCAACACATCGCCATGACGATGGACCCCCGCGAGCTCGCACAGGCCCTCGCCGAACACTACGGCGGACCCCGCGAAGCAGCCCGCAACATCGGCATGAAAGTCGACTCCATCCGCAGCATCATCCGCCGAAACAGCTGCAAACCCACCACCCTCCGCACCCTCCGGGAACACTGGTGCCACCTCCACGACATCAACCTTCCCGACATCGACCCCCAGCCCATCCCCGAATGGCTCGCCACCGCCATGCGCCGCTACGCCAACGAAGCCGGAAACCGGTGGTACTCACTCCAAGACAATCGACAGTCAGAGGGCAGCATCCCCACACTCTCCGCCGCCGCCGCCGCACTCCGCCTGCCAATCGACCTCATCAAGCGGATCTGCCACAACTACGGCACCCTCACCCCCGAAGAACTGGACATCGCCGCCACACGCCTCGAAATCAACCAGGTGATGGCATGACAGTCCACGATCAATGGTTCGGCAACCTCCTCGGCACCTACGAAACCGACGAGGACGAATGACCGAACTGACCATGCCGCTCAGCTTCACCCGGCCACCCCTATCCATGAACCAACGCATGCACTGGGCACAGAAGGCGAAAATCACAAAGGCCATCCGACATGAAGCCGCCACCCGCGCCAGGGCCATGCGGTGGGGCCCATACCAACACGTCACAGTGACACTGCACTACCGGCCACGAGACAAACGCCGCCGCGACGCCGACAACATCGTCCCCGTCCTCAAAGCACTCTGCGACGGACTCGTCGACGCGAAAGTCGTCCCCGACGACACCCCGGACCTCATGACCAAAACCATGCCAACCATCCACCCCGCCGAAGGCCCAGCCGCCATGTGGCTCACCATCACCCCAGGAGACCCCAAGTGAAAACCACGTTCGCCAAGCACGACCTCGCCCGAGCACTCGAGCTCACCAAGCCCGCCATCCCGTCGAAGCCAACCCAGCCGATCCTCGCCGGCGTGCTCATCACCGTCGGCGACGACACCGCCACCTTCGACGCCTTCGACCAATCATCACAGGTGCACACCACCATCCCCTGCGACACCAGCGAACCCGGGCAGGTTCTCCTCCCGCACCGCACCCTCCATGATGTGGTGGCGAAGCTCCCCGACAAGCCCATCACCATCACCCACATGGGCAGTGCCGCACAGTTCACCTGCGGGCCGCGGACCTTCGAACTGCCGCCGATGACCCTCGACGACTACCCGCCGCTGCCCGACATGCCACCCGCAGTCGGCACCATCGACTGGTCTGATCTTGCCGCCGCCATCCGGGAAGTCGGTGCCGCAGCCGGCCGGGACGACACCCTCCCCATGCTCACCGGCATCAAGGTCGACTCCCATGACGGGGCACTGACCCTCGCCGCCACCGACCGATTCCGCCTCGCCCACACCACCCTCCCGTGGGACGGTGACGACCTAGACATGCTCATCCCCGCCCGCGACATCCTCACCCTCGCCCGCACCACATGGCACGGTGATGTCACCATCCACCACGACCAGCGGCGACTGGGCTTCACCCTCGGAGACACCCGAACCATACTCCGGCTCATTGATGCGGACTTCCCCAAGTGGCGGCCCCTCATCCCCAAGGACTCGGACACCACCATCCGCATCGACCGCAAGACGATGGCCGACGCGGTGAAGTTCACCAGTGTCCTAGCCGGCGACACCGGGCAGGTGGTCCTATCCATCACCAGTGGGCAGGTCACCATCGCATCCAAAACCGCGCAGGATGGTGCCGGTGAAGAGGTCATCGCCTGCGACACCGTGGGCAATGAGCTCAACATCGCATTCACATCCCGCTACCTCCTCGACGCGCTCGCCGGGGACGGTACCGCGCTGATGACGTTCACCCAGCCGGGCAGGCCCGCGATGGTGTGGCCCGACCTGCCCTGTGAGGAAGGGAAGGTGCCGGACGCGGACCGCGGGCACCTCCTCATGCCAGTGCGCCTCCCCGGCTAAAACCCACGCCCACCAATGTGTGCAAAAGTAGTGCACAGTGCTACTATTGCGCGCATGGAGAAACCGCCGTGTGAGGGCATGTCAGGGTTCACCGACCCGGCATCCGTCACCATCGGCAACATCTCCACCTGCAAGCAATGCCCCCTGCGGCGACAATGCGCTTCGGATGCACTCACTGCGGGCGCCACCCTCGACAGATCCCACGTGGGGCCTGCCGACGGGGTGCTCGCAGCGGGCATCCTCTGCACAGGTGACCAGCACACTGCCAGCCAACTGGCCCGCATTGCAGGCGTCCCCGTGCCACTGCTGCAGGTCCGCCAACCGCGTTTCAAGCGCCCCGAACAGTGCCGGCACTGCCACCGGCACATGACCGTGCGGAAGGAAGGCCAGCCCACCACGGGCGACCAACCAACCCACGTAGCACACGGCTACTGCCGCGACTGCTACAAGCACCTCCGCAAAAACGGCGCCCTCGAAACACGAGCCCACACAACCCGCGACCTTCTCGAAAGGACAGCATGACCACGATCAACATCACCCTCGACCCGGGCGGAATCCAACCCTGCCGCGCCACCCCCGGTTCTGGGGCATTCGACCTGCACGCTCTCATTGGCGGCACTCTTGCACCCGGGCATCGCACCCTCGTTCAGACCGGTGTTCACCTCGCCCTGCCCGCCGGCCATGACGGGTGGGTCCTGTCCCGCTCCGGTATTGCCCACAAGCACGGCGTGTTCGTCCTCAACGCCCCGGGCCTGGTGGACAGTGACTACCGGGGTGACGTGGGCGTCCTCCTCCACAACGCTGACCCCGAGTCCTGGTTCCACTGGGAGGCGGGGGACCGTATCGCACAGCTGTACCTGCCGACCCTCCCGGACACCGCACTACATGTCGTCGACGAGCTCGACACCACCGACCGCGGCGACCAGGGGTTCGGCAGCACGGGTGTCAAGGCGGTGGCCTGAATGGTCACCGTGTACACGCGACCCGGATGCCAGCCCTGCATGGCAACGAAACGCCGCCTCGACAAGGCCGGCATCGAATACGTGATCGCTGACCTCACCGCCGACAACGGACGCCACCTCGACTACGTGAAGTCCCTGGGTCACCAGTCCGCCCCCGTCGTCACCATCCAGGCCGGCGACACCCTCACCGACCACTGGGACGGATACCGACCCGACCGCATCGACCAGATCCAGGCCGCGGCATGAGCACACCCGCCACGATCCTCACACCAGGTCGTCGTGGCTACGTCTACCGCACCGCCATGATCGACACCCTCCACGCACTCGTGCAGGAATACGGTCTCGCCTACGTCGCCCACTACACCGGCATCACCACCGGCAGCCTCCGCAGTATCCGTGACCGGCCAACCCCCACCGTAGGCACACGCGCCGCGGACGCCATCGAAACCATGTGGGACGACCACCAGAACGGTCACATCCCCGTCGCCCACATCCCCAAAACCCGCAACGCCAACGGGGAAGTGTACTGCCAGGTCGAAGGCGAGCTCATCAAGGCACTGTTCGCACTCACCAACGAGTACGGACGCAACATCACCGCACAGCTCTGCGAATCATTCACACCGCAGTTCGTTTACCAGGTAATCATCGGAAAGTACGAGCGCATGACCGTCACCAACGCAGCAAACATCCTCGAAACCAGGCAAGCCCAGCTCGAAGGCAACATCGAAATCATAGAGGTAGCAGCATGACCATCCGCCCAATCGACTGGAACCGCATCGAGGACGACAAAGACCTCGAAGTGTGGAACCGGCTCACATCCAACTTCTGGCTCCCAGAAAAAATCCCCCTGTCCAATGATGTGCAGTCATGGCGGACCCTCAGCGAGGTGGAGCAGGCCACCACCATGCGCGTGTTCGCCGGCCTCACCTACCTCGACACCATCCAGTCCGCGATCGGCGCCCCCGTCCTCGCCCGTGATGCGGTCACCCCGCACGAGGAGGCCGTATTCGCCAACATCCACTTCATGGAGAGCGTGCACGCCCGGTCCTATTCGTCGATCTTCCAGACTCTCGCCACAACACCGCAGATCAACGATGCGTTCCGTTGGGTCGAAGAAGACCCCAACATGATCTACAAGCGGGACCGGGTGATCTCCTTCTACGAGGGGGACGATCCGCTGCGCCGTAAGGCCGCATCCGTGATCCTCGAGACGTTCCTGTTCTACTCCGGCTTCTACCTCCCGCTGAAGTGGGCGTCACACTCGAAGCTGACGAACACGGCGGACATCATCCGCCTCATCATCCGTGATGAGGTGGTGCACGGCTACTACATCGGCTACAAGTACCAGGTCGGCATGGCGGGGTGGTCGTCGGCGGAGCAGCAGGCGATCAAGGATGAGGTGTTCGATCTCCTCCTCGACCTGTACGACAACGAGTGCGCCTACACGGAAACCCTGTACGACGAGTTGGGGTGGACCGAGGATGTCAAGCGGTTCCTCCGGTACAACGCGAACAAGGCGTTGAACAATCTCGGGTACGAGGGCGTGTTCCCGCAGGATGAGTGCCGCGTGTCGCCGGCGATCCTCGCGTCCCTGGATCCGGGCGCGAACGAGAACCACGACTTCTTCAGTGGCTCTGGTTCTGCGTACACGATCGGCACCGCGGAAGAGACCACCGACGACGACTGGGGGTTCTGACATGGATGCGATCAACCCAAGCCACTACCAGGACCACCCGGTGTTCACGGGCGAATGCTGGGAGGTCGCCCAGTTCTGCGACTTCGCCACCGGCAACGCCCTGAAGTATGCGTGGAGGGCAGGCCGTAAGGATGACACCGTGCAGGACCTGCGCAAAGCCCTTTGGTATGTCCAGCAGCTTCCTGCCCCGTGCACGCCGATCGTTCCGCAGTCGGTGGTAGGCCGGCTCACCGCCGAAGCCGCACCGTTTCTCGAGGATCACGAGTCGGATGTGCTGTGGCTGACTGTCGCCGCGATCATGCACCTCGTCAACCGCCGGCACCAGGATGCCGCCGACCTGGTCAACATCGCCATCGGTAGGGTGTCATGACCATCCTGACCATCATCCTCACCCTGTGGTGCGTGTGGACCGAATGGCGATTCCGCCGCGCCAACAGGATCTTCGTCGACGCGATCAACCACCACACCCGACAGATCGGGGGGTTGCGCCATGGACGCCGATGACCTTGCACGATGCAAAGCCAACCATCCCGCCTACTGGTGGGCGCGACGCCGGCAGATTGAGCAGGCCGTGAACGAGGTCATGGGACCGCCGCGGTACGACCCGGAGGATCTGCGTGAATCCCCCTAACTGCCCCACACCACACAAGAAAGGCCACCCCAGCCAATGGCAGGCCGAAGCCGCGCTAGAGAAAGCGTGGCGACGGGGGAGGGGATCCCACCTCCCGTGCCGTGCCTACCAATGCTGCTGCGGACTGTGGCACCTGACCAGCCAGCCATACAACCCCAACCGATCTTCCAGGAGCGCTTCATGAACATCGTCGAACCGAACGTCGACATCCTCGCATCGACTACGCTCCACCAGGACGCAATGACCTGGGACGCTGAGGTGCGCAACGAGATCATCGCCGGGGCAATGATCTACCAGGGTGGGTCTTCCGAGGCCGAAACCGTGCTCGAATACGCAGGTCGGGAATGCTACGACTCCCACGACCGCCCAAACCCCGCCACCGCCACCACCGAGTCGTACCTGCAGCGCACCCTGTTCGATCAGGCGCACTGGTCCATCGCAGAGCACGCCTCCGCCACGCTGCACATCACCGGCGTGTCCCGCGCATTCCTCACCGAGCTCACCCGCCACCGGCACCTGTCCTTCTCCGTTCGCTCCCAAAGATTTGTCGATGAGTCCGACTGCAACGTCGTGATGCCGCCAGCGATCCGCGACGCCGAGTATCCCTCCATCCGTACTGCGTGGCGCTACCACATGACCGAAGCGGTATCCAACTACACCGACCACGTGCTCCTGCTCGACCATCTTCCCCGCAAGCAGGCGCGAGAGGCCGCCCGCTCAGTGCTCCCCAACGCGGTGGAAACTCGCATGGTCGTCACCGCTAACCTCCGCGCCTGGTACAACGTCATCGCACTGCGCACTGCCCCTGGCGTTGATGCTGAGATGGTCGAGGTCATGACCCTCGTCCGCGACCAGCTCGCCACCATCGCCCCCACCATCTTCAAGGAGCAGGCATGAGCAACAAGTTTGAAGACCGTCTCGCGCACGCTATCGACGAAGCAATCCGCGGGCAGCTCGACGGGCCGGCTCGCGATTCCGGCACCATCAGCACGGGGCGACTCGCCGCCGTCCTCGTCGGCACTGGTATCGTCGCCGACCCGGTGCAGCATCAGCAGGATCTGGTGGCGATCATGGACAAGCAGGTGCGGGACAGTGAGGGGTGGCGTGATGAGTTCGTCACCGTGGAGAACCCCGCCGATGAGCGCGACGACTTCATCGCAGCCATCACTGACCCCTCGCCAGAGTGGGAGGAAGATTGCCCCACCTGGCACCGACGTGTGACTGAGTGGCGGGAGGTGCACCGTGCCTGAAGTCCTCGACAGGTCGGGCCGCGGCCCGTGGGTGTGGCAGGTCAGCAACCGCTGGCTGGTCACCACCCGCAACATCCGGCCCCGCAACGCCGGCATGAGTGAAACCAGACGGTGCGGCATCTGCGGCGACTACCCAACCCATGCCGCCGCGATCCGCGGTGCCATCGCACGACGCAACGGCATCAACGAACACCACGCACGAGTGATGGTCGCATAGTCTGCTATCATTACTTACAGGTGATCGTGGCACGCGCCACGCAAGGCCCAGGGCGCCACGTTCACCAATTCTCCTCACCGTCAGCGCGGTCGTGCTCACTGGTGAGGCTAGGGCGACACTGTAGCTACTGGCAGGTGTCACCATCTCCTTCCGCGACTGTGCGGTAAACCTCAAAGAGGGCGAGACTCCCTCACGGTGTGGGAAACCGTGAACCTAATTGTTCCCGGTCGTCCTCGCGGACTGGTCGGGTGTTTGCAAGAAGCCCCGGACGCGGGGCCGCGCTGTTCGCCCGGTTGGTGGGCGCGTGTCTCAGGTGGACACAGGACACAGGGTTCAACCCCCAATAGCGCACCAACCGTACTAGTTCGTCTGATCGGCTATCTTCTCGACAGCTGTTGTCAGCGCGCCGAGCACCGGCTACCGCACCTGACAACCGCGTGGTGGTGCGACACTCCGCGGCATGACTCAGGTGAAGATCACGCTGCTCAACTTCTACCCCGGCAACGCGAGACGGGGCGACATTGACCTCGTCGCCGACTCACTGAAGATCAACGGCCAGTACAAGCCCATCGTCGTCAACAAGGGCACGAAGGCCCCCGACCTGGCGAACACGATCCTCGCCGGCAACCACACCACCATGGCCGCACAGCGCATCGGGTGGAAAACTATCGATGTGCACTGGGTTGACGTGGACGCCGACACCGCCCGACGAATCGTCCTCGTGGACAACAAGGCAAACGATGCGGCCACCTATGATCTGCCCGAGCTCACCGAACTACTCGGCGACGGGCCGCTCGCCGGAACCGGCTTCACCCAGGATGAGCTGGACGCCATGCTCGAGGCCATGGACCACCAGTCGGATGACCTCGACGATGGTGGAGTGGGCGAGGACTTCACTACGGAGGACTTCGACCTCACCGTGCAATGCGAGTCTGCGGGTCAGCGGGACATGCTCCGCGCCCGGCTTGTCTCGGAGGGCTTCACCGTGGACTGAGCAGGGACCCATGAGCGAAACTCTACCCGTCTAACCACCACCCACGACAACCCGCCTGTTGTGTCACAGTGACGGCAACACACACCACCACGCCCCCAGGCGGGGCACGACCCAGGAGGTCACCATGGCGAAACTCAAGAAAGACCTATCCGACGCCGAACGCTGGCGACGCAGCGAAAAGGTCTGGGCCATGCGCCTCGCCGGATTGACCTACCGCCAGATCGGCACGAAGCTCAACATCTCCGAGGACACCGTCAAGCGGGACATCGACCGCATCAAGATCGACTACCCCACCCAGAACGTCCGCGATCTCATCGCTGAGCAGAACGCGAAACTCGTCGAGATGATGAAGCCACAATTCTTCAAGGCGATCAACGGTGACCGCCGCGCCGTGGAGGTCATGCTGAAGATGATGGATCAACAGGCCAAACTCTTCGGCCTCTACGACCACGAGGACGACAACGGCCAGGCCGACGTGATGGCCGCATTCCGCGCCATGGGTGAAGCAATCCGGGGGAAGGCTGCCTAACCGTGGCCCTGTCCGACAAGCAGATCCAGGCGTACGCGGACTCCACCGCCCGAGTGAACGTGTGGGACGGGGCCGTGCGCTCCGGTAAAACGTTCGCCTGGATCCTCCTCATGCTCGAGGAGATCGCAAACTACCAGGGCCACGCCGCCATGGTCATCGTGGGGAAGAACCTCGGCTCCATCTTCCGCAACGTGTTCGAGCCGATTGACTCAGTGCCCGAGTTCGCACCGGCCCGGGCGCACATCCAGTACCGGCAGGGTTCGTCGACCGCTATCATCTTCGGCAAGCGGGTGCATGTCATCGGCGCGAACGATGCCGGCAGTGAGTCGAGGATCCGCGGCATGACGGTAGGCCGCGCCTGGTGTGACGAGCTCACCGTCCTGCACCAGGCATTCTTCAAGCAGCTGTTGGCTCGTATGTCGGAGAAGGGGGCGAAGGTGTTTGCCACCACCAACCCCGACAGTCCGTCCCATTGGTTGAAGAAGGAGTACCTGGATCGTATCGAGGAGATCCCGTGGTCGTACCACCACTTCACAATGGACGATAACCCCAGCCTCGAGGACGAGTACAAGGATGCGCTGAAGGCCGAGTACACGGGCCTGTGGTACCGCAGGTTCATCCTCGGCCAGTGGGTGTCCGCTGAGGGTGCGATCTACGACATGTGGGACGATGAGAGCATGGTGGTGGCCCCGGAGGACATGCCGGACATGCAGCGCACGTTGGCGTTGGGCATCGACTACGGCACCACGCACCCCACGATCGGCACGCTGCTGCAACTCGGTGTGGACAACAAGCTGTACATCTCCGACGAGTGGCACCCGAAGCGGTCCACCGACGCGGCCCTGTCCGCCGACCTCACCCGGTGGATGGCGCATCATCCCGACCCGGAGTGGATCTACGTAGACCCCGCCGCCGCCAGCTTCCGACTGCAGTTGTTCGAGGACGGGCACCGGCGCATGAAAGCCGCCGACAACAAGGTCATCGACGGCATCCGCACCGTCGCCAGCCTCCTCGACAACCACCAGCTGTACATATCGTCCACATGTACGAAGCTCATCGAGGAACTACCGGGATACCGGTGGGACGACAAGGCATCCGAGAAGGGCATTGAGAAGCCCATCAAGGAACAAGATGACGCGGCAGACAGCGCAAGGTACAGCGTCTTCTCGTCCCGGTGGGCGTGGTCGCCGATCATCAACCGTTAGGAGCCCCTGTGGCACTTCCCAAGGACAACACCCCGTGGCCGCTGCCGGAGTGGTCACCGCTGCATGACATGGTGGCGTCCGCTGCCGTGTGGTGGGAGGGGGACACTGCCGGCCTGGAATCGCACTATGCGGGGCGGGATGTGGATGGTCGACGGTTCCGCCCGTCCCAGTTCGACGGCGGGGTTGTGGGTGCCGCGTCCCGCATGTTCTGGGGCAAGCCGCGCACATCCGGCCAGCCGCGGAAGAAGCTGCACCTGCCGTTGGCGGCTGATGTGGTGGGCATGTCCGCGAACATCCTGTTTGAGACCCCTGCCCAGGCGCACCTTGCACAGTCTGGTGAGGTTGATGGGGAGCTAGTTCGTGCCGGCAATGATGCTGCCGCCGATCGGCTGGATGCCCTGTTCAACACTGATGAGATGGCGTCCTCACTGCTGGTCGCCGCCGAATCGTGCGCCGCTCTGGGTGGCGTGTACGGCAGGGTGATGTGGGATCAGACGTTGCAGCCGGATCCGTGGATCGACTGGGTGGATGCGGACAGTGCGATCCCCGAATGGCGGTACGGCAGGCTCAGTGCGGTCACGTTCGTGGAGGAGCTGCCCCGCATCGATAAGAAGACCGTGCACCGGCTCCTGTCCCGCCACACTCCGGGCCGTATTGAGTACACGCTGATGGCGGGCCGCGACGACAACCTCGGGGACACGGAACCCCTCGCAAATCACCCGTCCACCGTGGGCCTCGCCGCGGTGGTCGACGCCGATGGGGGAGTGGCCACCGGCATCACCCGCATCGCCGCCGTATACATCCCCAACGTGCAGCCCATCCCCGCATTCCGCCGCTCCGGGCAACTGCGCAACATGGGCCGCCCCGACCTCCCCGCCGACACCTACGGACTGCTCGACATGCTCGACGAAGTGTGGACAGACCTGAAGCGTGAACTCCGCACCGCAAAGGCCCGCGTCATCGTCCCTGAGATGATGCTCGATTTCAAGGGTGCAGGTCGTGGCATGGAGTTCGACCCGGAGCGGGAGATCTACAGCGCTGTGGCTGACACCCCCGCTTCGATCGAGAACGGGTCGCCGATGGTGGTGCAGCCGCAGATCCGGGTGGAACAATACTTGCGTGCGTGTGACGCCCTGGTGCGTGAGGTGCTACGCCGCGCCTCGTACTCCCCTGGCACGTTCGGCCTGAACGACAACACCAGCGGCGCGGTCACCGCCCGCGAGATCGAAGCCAACAGTCGCGCCACCCTGCAAACCTTCAAGGCGAAGGCACGGCACTGGAAGGCGGGCCTCGCGCACCTCGCCGCCGCCATGGTCGAACTTGACGCGATCCTCAACCGCACCGGCGCCGTCCTCGAGGATCTGCCAGAGATTGACATCGCACCCCCGGTGCAGGAAACCCTGCTGGACAAGGCACAAACCCTGCAGGCACTGGAGTCTGCTCGGGCGATCTCCACCGATGAGAAGGTGCGCGTCCTTCACCCCGACTGGGATGAGCAGCGCATCGACCGGGAGGTTGCCACCATCCACCAGGAGCAGGGCGTGATGGTTGGGGATCCGTGGCAGGTGGATGAGGACACCCCGCCCAACATTCCCGACACTGATCTGGGGGGGGGGCGAATGACCCCGACCAGGTGAAGAAGCGGGCCGACGCGATGGGCACCATGATCCGCGCCGGCGTCGACGCACAATCCGCCGCAGAGATCGCCGGGGTGCACGGTGCCCGGTTCACCGGCGGTAAGCCCATCACACTGAAGTACGACACTGAGGAGTAGCCCGTGAATCCGCAGGATGTGGAGGGGCTGGAGGACGAGACCGTCACCCTATGGTCCCAGGCGGAGGACGCGCTGATCGGCGCATTGTCTGCCGCCGCACTGGCCGTGTCGGTACGGGCCCGGTCGCCGGAGCATGCCCGGCAGGTCGCGGCGGAAGAGCTGGCACGCACCATCAGGCCGCAGTCGGTTACTGTGGCCCGTGTCCTGCAACAGAACACTCCGGCACTGGTGGAGGCTGCGGTGTCGGAGGCTGCGGGGATCGGTGCGGCCGCCGCGCACGCGGAAGTAGCAGCACTACCGGCGACGTCCACGGTGCCCCCTGCCGCGGTAGCCCCCAAGCCTGCGATGGTGCTGCCCGAAACCCGCCCACAGATCCCAGGAAGTGCAGCAGCACGCGGCGCCGCGAGCAAAGCCACAGAGGCCACAACCACCAGCCTCGGCAAAGCCGCCCGCAACATCCCCATCAACACGCAAACCGTGTGGGGGAAGATCATCGACAACGCGGTGAACAAGACCGTCACCGGAGACCTCACCATCCAACAGGCACTGCAGCAGGCCATGGATGATGCGGCGAAACAGGGCCTCGGCTTCTACCGGGATCAGGCGGGCCGCAAGTGGGGGCTCGACACCTACAGCGAGATGGCGATCCGCACCGGCACGAACAACGCGCTCATCGACGCGCACACCGCCGAACTGGTGGAGGTGGGGCTGGATCTGGTGATCGTGTCCTCGCACGCGAACCCCGCACCACAGTGCGCCCCCTACGAGCGGAAGGTGCTGAGCCTGACGGGTGAGCATCAGGCGGGCACGCACCGCATCGACGGGCACACCATCACCGTCAAAGACACACTGAATGGGGCGAGGGCGCAAGGATTTGAACATCCGAACTGTCGTCATTCAGTTACCGCGTACCTGCCGGGGTTCACGGACACCACCCCGCCGGCCGTGGATCAGGACCACGAGGGCTACAAGGCGACGCAGAAGCAGCGCTACTACGAACGCGAGATCCGCAAGAGTCGCCGCATGAAGCAGGCCGCGATCGACGACGACGGGCGGAAGAAGGCTGAGGCTCGCCGCCGCCAGTACGAGAAGAAGCTCCGCGAGCACATCCGGGAGCATGATCTGCCGCGCCGCCGGCACCGGGAGAAACTACGCCAGCCTGGTAACCCCATGCCCGTGGCATAGGTCAGGCCCCGACGTGATGTGCCGGGGCCTGAGGGTTGCGGCTCACATCGTCTTGTGGAGGTTCCGCATGTGGTTGGCGACGAGTTGCCAGAACTGGTGGTCGATCCCTTCGGTGCGGTTGGCAGACCGCTGGAGGTCGTCGGTGTAGTCGGCGACCATTTCCCGCAGGAAGTCGGCGTTGGGGTTGGTGTGGGTGTGGGTGTTCAGGGTTCCTCCGTGGTCCGTTCCGGTGCTGTTGTGGTGTCCTGGTGGCCGTTGTTGACGGTACATGCCGTCGTGTCAGAGTCTCGCCACTATCGAACACCCTTTCGAACGATAGGTTAGCGGACCAAGTTCACCACCACAACAACACCCGGGGGTCACCCCACCCCCACCGAACCACCATCCGCAAAGAACCGCAGCTCACCAGCCAGATCCCCGGCACGCTCCGACATGAGACGCCAGAACACCGAATCCATCGCACCATCCTCGCCACGGGCAGCGGCCCGCACAGCGTTGATGCCCAGGTCACGCCGGTAGTCCTCCGCCATCTCGGCCAAGAACCCGACCAACTCGTCACACTCGGCAGCGGTGGAACCATCATCAATCAGGCCGGCATCCTGCAACAGGTCATGGATGTTCATGCGACACCGCCGAGGATTTCACGGTCGACGCGGGACCAGAGTGAGTCCAGCATCGGCCGGTCTGCCGCGGTGTACGCGTTGCCGTACTTCTTTCTGCCCATGATGTACCTGCCAACCCGGGGCGGGCGGTTGCCGTGGATGCGCTCGTACTCGTTCGATGCGGCGCATCCGAGACTACGGACGGCGAGTTCACTGGTGGCCGGGTCAAGTAGGCGCTCGGCAACGTAGTCGGAGATGAAGAACGTTGCGGGGGTCATGCTGGCATCAGGGCGGTGCGGCTCGATCTGGAACAGTGTGGTCACCGGCGCGGCGGTTTCCGTTTCGATTGCGCTAGTGTCCTCGTCGAGGATGCCCTGGACGGCAACCGCGATCCGGTGCAGCTTCTCGTCCGACTGTCGGGCCCGGTCCTCAGCGTCGGCGGCGACCCGGAGGGCTGCCGCGTAGGACTGGGGGATTTCGAATCCGGTGGCCTGGTGGTCCCGGATCCGCTTCTCCATCTCCACGAACGCGTGGATCAACCGCTTCTTGAACTCGACGACGATGTGGTTGTTGCGGAACAGGGTCATCGCGAACATCGCATGCTCCCGGTTCAGAACCGCAACGGTTCGGGACTGCGTTCCACCTGCAGTTTCGAAGGTCTGGATTTCAAATCCGACCCTCCCGAAGTCCTCGAAGTCTGCCAGGTTGTTACGGACGATCTTGATGACGCTGGCGTGATCGTTCCCAACTCCGTCGGCGATGATGATCGACGTAGTGGTCAGTGTCCCGTCGTCGGATGCTGTGACCATACCGTCAAACCCGTGCGACGGTTGAGCCTGTTCGATCTTGCGGCTAGAGTTAGCCATTGTGACCTCCTAAGGTCAGGTTGTGAGGCGCCCCGATGCTTGGTCGTGTGGGGGCGCTTCGCCATTTTCAGTTGAGTTGGGAGTCGAGGAACGCCTCGATGTCCTCCCGGAGGTAGAAGATCCTCTGACGGTCGCGGTGGGCTCGTGGGCCGTAGCCGTCCCTCACCCATCGCCTCAGTGTCCTCGGTGCGCGGCGCAGAAGCGCCGACGCGTCCTCTACGTAAACACGGTCCTGCATGTGGTCCTCCATGTGTGGCTTGTACGTCCCGGTCCCGGATGGCAGTCCGTGTCCGGTATGTCTCATTGAACCACAGGGTGACCGTGCATGCAACATTTAATCACCGCACTTGCGTACATGTACGCAAGTCGGAGCGCTTTCGAGTCGGAAGCCGTAGGAGTGCGCAGCTGCTATCTGTGCCAGCCCATATACTCATGGCATGGCGTCCACCACATGGTCTGAGTACGTAGAATCTGCGATCCACGGCGATACGCCTGCGGCGGCAGCACGGCGAATCAACGCCAGCAGGTCTACCATCGTTCGATGGCTTGACCATGGACTCCCCACCCCGTCGCAGGCTGTTGCACTCGCCCGCGCCTACGGACGATCCCCCGGTTCTGCCCTCGTCGCCGCCGGCTATCTCACAGATGCAGACCTCGACGGCGAGCAGTACGACATTTCCTCAGTCCCCGACGACGCGCTCCTTGACGAGGTTCGCCGCCGCTTCAACAGGTGAACGACGGTCAGTAGGTGCTGTCCACGTACTGAGAGCATCGCGACAGGACACCGGCCTGCAGGATCCGTGTCGCCTGCCATCCCGTGGCGCCTGTGGTCTCCTCGACTATCCCAAGTGCCTCACCCTGACCCGCACCGCCGTCGAACGCATCACAGACGGCAGTCGAAGCGCGTGCGATATCTCCGGCCGTCACATCGATCCCCTCGTCCTGCAGCATGTCCGCATAGACACCATCCATCATGCTCCCCGACGATGTTGGTGAAGACGACACTGACGAAGGTGTCGATGCCGGCGACGCGGAATCACTTGGCTCGACAGACTCATCGGCTGCATCTTCAGACGCGCTGATCCTGCGGGAGCTGTACTCCATTCCCAGACTATTCTTCACCATGGCGCAGTTCGCTGAGACCCTTCCGCCATAGCAGACAATCGACCAATCATCGCCCCACACCATTTCCGCATCCATGGAGTTTCCGCCCATGAATGCTCCACGGTTGCCATCAGCGGCAGTCGGGTTGTGCGCGGAGTCCTGGGCTAGGAAGTAGTAGCCGTCAGAGTCGTTGCCGCAGTTGGCTATCTCGTCGTTGACCAGTTCAAACTGGTCGCAGGTTCCGCCAATGCTGTTGATCCAGTCGCTCATTTTGACGGGCGTCCCCCACTGGTCAGACGCAGGCGCGACGGTGGTGGTCGTGGTGGTTGAAGGTGATTCGCCCCCGCCGCCCCCGCTGCAGCTTGTGAGTGTGAGTGCGGTGAGTGTTGCCGCGCCGTACAGTGCGAATCTCTTGAGTGTCATGGGGAAATCATAGCCGCCCAAATCTCAACAACCACCACGCCATGGTTGTCTACCCCCGTCCCCACCAGACGGTGGGGTGACCAGCAACGATGAGACAGGGAAACCAGTGTCAGACACCACTGCACCGTCCGCCGCCGAGACCACCGACGCCACCCCCACTGCCACCGAGCAGCCCCAGGTGACGCCCGCCGATCTCGCACCCGCCGCCCAGGAGACGGCACCGGACACCGGCCAGGAGCCGCAGACCACCGACACCGCCGACCAGCTCCCCGACTGGGCCCGCGAAAAGCTCGCCAAAGCCAACGCCGAAGCAGCCAAGTACCGCACCCGCGCCAAGGACACCGAGCAGGCCAAAGCCGCCGAGTTCGAAGCGTACAAGCAGGAGCTGGGCAAGAAGCTCGGACTGATTGAAGAAGACCAGCCCGCACCCGACGATCTCATCGCCGCAGCAGAGAAGCGCGCCACCGAGGCAGCCCAGCAGCTCGCCACCTACCAGCGCCGGGATGCGATCCGCACCGCCGCCGCCAGCAAGGTGACGGACACGGACATCCTCACCGCGCTCCTCAACCAGGATGCGGAGTTCACCGCCCTGGACCCCAGTGCCGCCGACTACGCCGAGCAGGTCTCAGCCGCCGTCGACCGGCACATCACCGATCACCCCACCCTCCGTGCCCAGGCGGCACCCCAGGCCTCCGGGGTCGACACCTCCACCACCAACACCGGCGCCGACCGCAAGATCAGCCTGCAGGATCTCGACACCATGAGCCCCCAGGAAATCTACGAAGCGGGCAAGGCCGGCAAACTCAACCACCTCTACAAGTAGGAGACCACAGTGTCCGTCGCATCCTTCATCCCCAAGATCTGGGCCGCTTCCCTCGAAGCCCCGTACCAGAAGTCGCTCGTCTACGGCGCCCTCGCCGACAACAAGTTCCAGCCGATGCTCACCAACTCCGGCAACAGCATCGAGATCAACAGCATCGGTTCCGCCGCGATCCACGATCACGACCGCAACACCGACCTCACCTACGATGACCTGTCCGTCACCGCGCAGACCCTCCTCATCGACCAGGAGGACTACTACGGCTTCCGCGTCAACGACGTGGACGCCCTGCAGGCCGCCGGTGATCTCCAGTCCGCCGCCACCGAGCAGCACGGCATCGAGATGGCGAACAAGGTCGACACCTTCCTCGCCGAGCAGCTCGTCGCCGATGCGGGTAAGAAGATCACCGGCCTGACCGCGTTCGACGGTGCAGACTTCTACCGCCCCGCGACCGGCCAGACCACCGCGTGGGACACCATCCGTGCGATCGTCAAGGAGCTGGACAAGGTGTCCGCCCCGTCCACCGCCCGGTGGGCTGTCGTCGGCCCCGAGTTCGCTTCCGCCCTGCTGGCTGACCGTCGCGTCACTGATGCCTCGGTCACCGGCACCGACACGGTGGCGCGCACCGGCATGATCACCGCGATCCAGCACCTCGGCATCAGCGTGTACGTATCCAACAACACTCCGGTGAAGACGGGTGCCGAGGTCATCACTGCCGGTGTTCCGGGCGCTCTGGCGTTCGTGTCTCAGCTCCGCACTATCGAGGCTTTCCGCGACACCAACCGGTTCGGTGATATTGTCCGCGGCCTGCAGGTGTACGGCGGCAAGGTCATCCGCCCCGCTGGCATCGTCACCGCCGCAGTGAAGACCGCTCCGGGTGAGCTCGCTGGCTCCGCGAGCACTGGGGGAAAATAATAGGGGGGACGCTCCCCCTGAGTCTGGGGTAGTGCAATCCCCCGTAACAACAACGAATGGAGGTTAGCGGCGTGGCTTTTACCGCGAAGACTGACTGGAAGGCCGGCGATACGCTGTCTGCCGATGCGGTGAATCGCATCGAGTCCGGGATTGCCGAGAAGGCTGCTAAGGGCGAGAAGGGTGCCCCCGGCGCCCCCGGTAAGGATGGCGCGAAGGGCGAACCGGGTACACCGGGCAAGGACGGCGCACCCGGTAAGGACTTGTCCTCCGAGCTTGCTGCCCTTACCGCACGTGTCGATAAGCTGGAGCAGCCAGCAGGCTAACCACAAAATCCCCCACAGGTCTCCGTACCTGCGGGGGATTCTTCATGCCCTCAACAACCCGATGGGGGAGGCACACTGTCGCAAAACACCCCGACGAACACCTGGAGCAATCCGAATGCTGGTCTACGCCAACCCCGCCGCACTCGAAGCGTGGACAGGTGAACCTGCCCCCGACAATGCTGTTCAGCTCATCAGACGCGCATCGACGATGGTGGGTGTCGCTACCCGCGCCGCACGCTACGAGGTCACCCCCGCTGGCCTGCCGTCTGACGAAGACCAATCCGATGCGATGCGCGACGCTGTGTGTGCGCAGGTGAATGCCTGGCATGTCGCCGGTGTAGATCCGACAGGAGATGCACTTACCGCGAAGGTCACGGCATCCACTATCGATGGCGCCTCAGTCACCCTGGATGCGGCGACGGAGGCTGCTGACCGGCAGCGCATCGCGGTCACCCTGTGCTCGGATGCGTGGGACATTCTCACCCTGGCGGGCCTGATTGGGGGTAACCCGTGGGTAATGCCGTGAGTGACCAACTCGCCGCCCTGTGGTTCAGGCACCACTGCACCCTCATCTCGGGTGCGGGGGATTCCCCCTATGGGCCCAGCATCGGGGTGAGGATCCCCGTCAAGGGGTTCATCCGCCAGTCCACCCGGCGTGTGCTCGGGGTGTCCGGTGACGAGCTGGTGACGGACACAACGCTGCGCCTGCCGATCGTGATTGTCCATGAGGGTGAGCCGGTAGCGGTGCAGGTCGGCGACCGTGTGGAACTCCCCGAACCGTTCGCCGGCACGTGGGGCGTCGTCGAAGTCGCTGTGAACCACGGTGCAGGGCAGTCCACACCCGACCACCAGAAACTCACCCTTAAGGAGGTGCCATGAGCCTCACATGGAACGGGGACACTATCGCGGCGGCGGTGAAACAGGCAGAGCAGCGTGGCGTGCGCCTTGCTGCGGAGCACCTGCGCACCACCGCAGTGCAGCAAACCCCACTGGAGACCGGCACGCTGCGCAACTCAGCACAGGTCACAGCCGACGGCACAAAGGCCGCCGTGTCCTACAACACTCCATACGCAGCGAAGCAGCACGAGGAGCTCGGCTACGCGCACAAGGACGGCAAGGCGAAGTACCTCGAATCCGCGACCGTCAGTGAGCGGTCAAAGATGCTCGACATCATCGGCCAGCAGATCAAGGGGGCACTGTGAACCCATACAGCGAACTGGTCACGGATCTAGCCGTGCACCTCGCAGCGAATGGTGTGGGGGAGTGGTCTGAGACTGGCGTCTACCCCAAGAATGCGATCATGCCGATCTACGTGGGCATCATCCATGACAAGGCTGACACGGGTATCGGCCTGCAGGTGTACTCCGACGACCGTTCCCGCGATGACGCGTCACCGGACATCCGTGTGCAGGTTCGGATCCGCGGCGACCAGAGTGCCCTGCCCGCCGGCATAGGCCCCACCACAGCCGACCGGATCTTCACCATCCTGCACGACCAACAGCACCTCACCCTCAACAACCACACCGCTGTTCTACTTTGTCGGCGTCACCTCCGGGCACCGGAGGAACGTGACGACACCGGCCGCTGGACGCGGGCGGACTCATACACCTTCACCACCAACCCAGGAGGATAACCATGGCGATTGCCAAGGCCCCCAGTTCCAACGACCTGCAGTCCACCCTCGCACGCGACTGGGCATTCCAGGTCAACACCACCCCCAACGAGGACGACGCCACCTGGGTGTACGTCCGCGGCCTGTCCAAGTTCGCCCCCGCGATCACCCCGGGCATGCAGGATGATTCCGACATCGACTCCGAGGGCTACACCTCCCAGATCGCCACCACCCTCACCGCCACGTTCGAGGGCTCCGGCAAGCGCAAGGGTAAGAACGCGACCGCCGGCTTCACCCAGGATGCGGGCCAGGCTTTCCTGCGCTCCGTGGGCCAGCAGATGGGCTTCAAGAACGTTGTGCTGGCCCGCTGCTGGCGCACTGACGGCGTCGATGAGGGCTACGACGGCGCGTTCTCCGTCGAGTGGACTGACGAGGCCGGCGAGAACGATTCCCTCGACAGCTTCTCCTTCAAGCTGCAGTCCCGTGGCAAGCCGGAGCGCATCAAGCCGGTCGAGTCTGCTTCCGCTCCGTCTGTCCCGTGGACCGACGGCTCTTTGGGGGGATAAGCGGGCGGGTGGGTGGCGCCCTGCCACTCGTCCTGAAATGAGGGCATGACCACATGGCCCGTGCGATCTTGGCAGGTCTGGCACGGGCCATAACCCTACGACCTGCCCACAATCTTTCAAGGAGACCTGCCATGCGCGACCTACGCGAATTCCACGACCCACGACTCCACCTCCCCATCTGCGGTGAAGACATCATCATCGAATCACCCACCGCCGACGAAGGCCTCCGCATCAAGCGCCACATGTACGCCGGCGGATCCACCCCACAGGACGAGATGCGGATGATCGCCATGCTCTTCCACGCCGACTACGACGAAGACACAGACACCATGTCGGGAGGCCTGTGGGACCGACTCAACGGCATGGGCCTGTCCCTCCACGAGATCATCCACGTCGGCAACACCGCCCTAGCACACTTCGGTGTCAGCGCCGAGTTCGGCGAATTCTGGTGGGAGAACCGCCTGGGAAAAGAGAACGAGCCGCTGATCCCCGAAGCGGAGATGCAAGCGGCAAAGGACATGGCGGAGACCATGCGGGAGGAAGCACCTACGCCGGCATCAATGCCGAAGAAGAAGTAGATGCCAGTCAGTGCAATCCGTTTCTCCTCGATGGCCCCTATGGTCCCTACGATCCGAGGCCCGGGGCGTACGGGGACGACGACGAGGGCGGCGGCCCCTACAACGAGGAAACCGGGTTGCGGGACTGGTACGGCCCCGTCGACGGCGACGACCCAGACCCCGAACCCGAAGTGACCCGCATCGGCTGGGACACGATCCTCAACAACTGGATTTCTGTGGAAACTGACCTGCATGAACGATTCGGCATCGATGTCGAGAGTGGCATCCTCCACCAGCGCACCTGGCGGTGGCTGAAACTCCGCATCAACGATCTCATCGACCAGCCCACCCGCCTCCGCACCGCGCTCGGCCTCACCACACAAACCAGGAGCTGACCCATGGCCCTCGACCTCGGCACCCTCTTCGCCACCCTCGACATCAAGGACGACGGTTTCACACAGAAGCTGTCCAAGGCGAAGACAGAACTGCAGGAGCTTAGCCGAACCGCTGAGAAGGCCGGCAAATCCCGGGTCGACATCACTCCGAAGGGTGCCGCCGAGGTCCAGAAGGCGAAGTCGTCCGCGTCGGAGCTCGGCAGGGAGCTTGAGAATGCTGGTAAGGCGAAGCCGAACATTGCGCCGACGGGTACGGGCAGTGTCACTGCCGCTGCGGGTGAGGCCAGGACTCTTGCCAGGGAGCTGGACAGTGCGCGGCAGGCGGCCAAGCAGGTCGTGTTCCCCCAGAACCTCAGCAATGAGGTGGGTGCGGTGGGTAAGGCGACGGGGTCGCTGGTGGATTCCCTCGGCTCCGTGTCGTCGAAGGCGATCAAGTGGGGGGCGATGACCGCTGGCGCGTCCGCCGCCGCCACCGCAGTGGGTGGTGTCGGCCTTGCACTCACCAAGGGATTCCAGCGCCTCGACAGCATCGACCAGGCCAACGCGAAACTCACCGGCCTCGGTCACAGTGCGGAAGCCATCGAGGGGATCATGGATTCCGCCATGGCGTCGGTGAAGGGCACCGCGTTCGGTTTCGGAGAGGCCGCTGGTCTGGCGGGCCAGATGGTCGCGTCCGGTATCGAACCTGGTGAAGAGCTCACCCAGGTGCTTACCACCGTCGCGGACACCGCCGCGATCGGTGGCCGCAGCCTGGAGGACATGGGCCTGATCTTCGGATCGGTCGCCGCCCGAGGCAAGCTGCAGGGCGATGACCTCATGCAGCTCATGGCCGGTGGTATTCCCGTGCTGCAGATGCTGGCGGACGAGACGGGGAAGACCGCCGAGGAAGTGTCCGACATGGCGTCGTCCGGCGAGATTGACTTCGCCACATTCGAGTCAGCGATGCGGAACCATCTGGGTGGTGCGGCGCAGGCCGCAGGCGACACATTCTCGGGCTCGATGGACAATGCGAAGGCCGCAGCAGGCCGCCTCGGTGCGGCATTCCTCGATCCGATGTTTGACGCCGCACCCGGGATCATCGGCAACATCACGGACAAGATCGATGATCTCGCACCGCAGGCTGAGGCTGCCGGAGCGAAACTGTCTGAGGTGGCGCAGGGTGCGATCCCGCATGTGAAGGCAGCGCTCGATACCCTGAAGGGGTCGGCTGAGACTGCATGGCCTGTGGTGCAGAAGATCGGCGATGTGGCCATGGGCATCCCGTGGCAGGCGTACGCGGGTGTCATCGCCATGGCCGTGTCGAAGCACCAGGGGCTTACCGGTGCACTCTCGTCCGGGTCGGGGAAGTTCAAGACGTTCACCACTGAGGTGGCGGCGAACCGGGCGGCGATGCAGCAGCAGGGTCAACAGATCGGTGTGGTCAGCGCGGCGATCCAAACCCTGGGCACGAAGTCCTCCACCATCGGCAAAATGTCCTCGGCGTTCCAGTCCGCTTCCACGCCCCTGCGTGTGATGGGTATGGATGCGAAGGATGCGGCGAAGCAGACCACCGGATTGGGTAGGGCCGCGAAGACGGTGAAGGGTGGATTGTCGAGCTTCGGCGGCGTCCTGTCCGGCAGTGTGGCCGGCGGATTCTCCCTCGCCAAGTCCGGGGCAAAGGGCCTCATGACCGCCCTCGGCGGGCCGTGGGGCCTGGCGATTGGTGGCGCCACCGCAGTCATCGGCACGCTCATCGCCAAGCACCAGGAAGCCAAAGCCGCCGAAGAAGAGCACAAGCGGGCACAGCAGGAACTCCGGGACTCCCTCGACGATACCACCGGTGCGATCACCGACCAGACACGCGAACTGCAAATCAAGAGTCTCGAAGAGTCCGGCGCCAGAGATACCGCCCGTGACCTGAACATCTCCGACCAGACCCTGCTGAGCGCATCGGCCGGAAACGCGACTGCCCTGCGCGAGATCGACGACGCGATCGACCGGCAGGCAACCACCGCAGTCAATGGGACCGAGTTTTGGGACCAGTACGGTGCCAGTGTGGAATCCGCAGGAATGTCCCTGAAGGATTTCGGCTCCTACCTCACATCGGACACTTCTGACCTGTCGGATCCCCGGGTCAGGGAACTCGCTGACCAGTTCAGTGGGATCAAGGACTCAATGAGCGAGACGGAGTACAAGGAGTTCCTCGGTGGCCTCGAAGATGTGAGGAGTGCGGCGAAGGATTCGAGCGACGAACTGCGCGGATTCCGCGAGTCCCTCGGGGGCCAGGCCGAGATGACGGGGGAAGCTCAACTGGGGAAGATGGAGGATAATCTGCGCAACCTCCAGAAGTCAGCCGATCAGACAAAGGATGCTTTCAAGATCCTTGGCGATGCACAGTTCGAGATTAAGGACTCGCAAACTATCTCCGTGGCGACGGACGATATGACTGAGGAGACCCGGAAGAAGCTGGAGGAGATCGGGGCCGAAGTCAGCGAACCATTCCAGGGCAAGGTGGATGTCACATTCCCTGAGGGGATGAATCTGCTGGACAGTCTCGGACAGCTCGGAGTCAAGGCCAAAATTGACGACGGCTACATCCAAATCAATAGGGAGGACCTTGACGGGGCGCAGGAGGGTCTGGAGCTTCTGGGACTTAGGACCAAAGAGCTTCCCGGTGGGCGGATTGTCATCGACTCGGACGACCCCGAAGTTCGCCAGAGGATGATTGATCTGGGAATTCTTGTGGAAGCTGGCGCTGACGGTGACGTCCGACTGTCTGACAACACGAATGAGGTGCAGGGACGGATCGACAAGCTGAAGCAGCCTACGTCGTCCACGCACACGGTGTACATCACGGAGATTGGTGCTGGCGGGTACAACCAGGTGAAGTCGCAGGGGTATTCCGATGCTGAGGCGTGGATGCTCATGGAAGGTCGCGCCGGAGGCGGTCGACTGCCGCGGCATGCTGACGGTGCGCGACATGGCGGGTATCGCCTGCCGACGTCGGGTCCTGGTACGGGCGTGGTGGACGGCATCCTCGGTGTGGATGGCATGGGAGCCCCGACGTCGTGGGTGGATGCTGGTGAGTGGATCGTCAACGGCGACCGGTCGGAGCAGTATGATTCGACCCTCGCCGCGATCAACAGTGGGTCCCCGATGCAGGTCATGGCATCCCTCATGCGGGACCTCGACCACCACGCCACTGGTGGCCGCGTGTCCCAGCAGGTCAAGTCCGGCCTGTCATACATGGACGGCACCCCCTACATCTTCGGCGGATGGTCACCCTCTGGTGTGGACTGCTCCGGCGCAATCAGCCTCGGCGTGAATCGTGCGATGGGCCTCGATGATTTCGACAGTCGATGCGGCACTGCGAGTGAGGGCGACTGGCTCGCAGCAAAGGGCTTCCAGCGAGGCAAGGGAAACCCGGGTGACATCCGTGTCGCCTGGTACAACGGCGGCCCCGGCGGCGGCCACACCGCCATGGAGTTGGGTGACGGCACGTTCATCGAGTCCGGCGGCAACACTGGCGGCGGTTTCGCCATCGGCCGCGGCGCTGGCCCCCTGGAGGGCCGTGGGTTCACCGACTGGATGTTCCTACCCTCCGACGGTGGTGACGAGTCGGATGGGTCGAGCTCGGACAGTGCGTCCTCGTCCTCGTCCGGTAACTATGCGTCCCTGTCCGGGTCGTCTTCGTCTTCGTCGTCGGGCCCTTCGAAGTCGATCAACGGGGGCAACGGGCCACTGATCAAGGACGGCAGTGCTTTGGAGTTCGCTGCGGCGGCCTACGCCGCGCAGACCGGCACCCCCATGCCCGATGATGTGGTGTCCTGGGGGCAGGTCATGGGTGTCGGTACCGAATACGAATCCGACAACATCGAGCGCGACCACCGCCAGTCCGATCGGGACATGCGGCAGAACGAACGCGACATTGAGCAGGCCAAGCGTGACATTGAGGAAGCGAAGGCCGACATCGCCGAGAAGGAGAAGGCCCTCGCCGAATCGAAGCCGGAGGACAAGGATCAGGCGCAACGCGACCTCGACGACGCCCGCGACAAGGTGCCCGAGTTGGAGGACAAGCTCGGGGAGCTGATCGACAAGACCGGCGAACTGCAGAAGACGAATGAGCAGCTTCGGATCGCGGTGGAACGGCAGGGGACCAGCACCCCGTCGTCGGCTGGGCAGGTGCTCGGCCTGACCGCCATGGCCGATGGCGGGATCCTCGGCTCCGCCCGCAACGCGCAGATCGCCGGCGGTTCGTCCGCGGTCCTGTGGAATGAGGCTGGCCCGGAGGCATACATTCCCCTGTCGTCGAACAAGAGGGCACGCAGCATCGACATTTGGGCGGAGACCGGCAAGCGGCTCGGCATCGACGTGATGTCCATGCTGCAGCTCGTCGGGTCGGGTATCCCAGGCCTGATGGATGGGGACATCACCGGTTTCAGTACGGGCGGGTCCGTGTCCCTGGATGCGATGGGCCTGAACACGGACGCGGCCGCCTACCGCGGTGCGCAGGCCATGGCCGGCCAGCAGGTCGTCGGCGCCGTGTTCAACGGGCCGGTGCAGGTCAACGACCCCCGCCAATGGGTGCAGGGGCAGGTCAACGGTGCCGGCAAGATGCTCGGCCAAGCAATGAAGGGAGTGATGCTCTGATGCGGACTGACGTGGAGTTTTTTCTGATCGGCGCTGACCACAAAACCCGGTGGGCGTTCGGCGCCCCCGGTAGTCCGGTGCGACTCGCGGAGATCCCGACCGGCCTGCAGGGTGCCGGGTTCGAGCACGATTGGCAGCAGATCGTTGGCATGGATGGTGCTCTGCACCGTGGTACGACGGATCAGACCGGCAGTGTTCAGTTGAAGGTGTGGGTGTCGGATCCCCGGTCTTCGGCGTGGGCCAGGAGGCAGCACGCATTGTGGCGTGAGTCGCTGGGTCGGGGTAAGGACACGTGCCGTCTGATAGTGGTGTCTAAGGAGTCGGGCTACTGGTGGCTCGACTGCCGCGCCGACAATGTGTCGGAGGCGAACTACCTGGGGCAGAACTGCAAGCCGGGCGCGGTCGGGGAGACTGGGGAGCTCGTTCAATTCGTCAGTGACCGGTCGTTTTGGGAGCGCTTCGACGAGGAGCGGATCTACGACCGCGACACCTACCGCACCGCCGCGCTCCGCAACCTGGGGGACCAGCCAGCATGGCTGCGCTGGACCGTCACCGGCGGGCACGACGGTGTGACCATCGGTGTGGGCGAGGGGACAGTTGACCTGCCGGCGCAGAAGACCCTCGACGCTGGGTATGTGATCGACACGGATCCGCTGTGGCCGTCGATCACGGACACCACCGGCACGAATCTGCAGGCCGAGTTGCCGGCGGCGTACTGGGATGAGCCCCTACCTGCCCGCGGCATGCACCGCGGCAACTCAGTGCCCCTGGTCATCCGCCCCACCAACCCGCGTGAGAATTTCCGCGTGGAAGTCGCCTACACCCCAAGGACGGAACAAGCATGGTGACGAAAACACTCGACCTGCGGGTATGGAACAACGACTACACCCGTTGGCTCCCCATTCGCGGCTACATCAGCGCAGAGGTCAACGACGAGTGCGGCTTCACCGCACCCACCGGCACCCTCACCCTCACCGCTGATCACCCCCGAGCCACCCGACTCATGCAGGGATCATCCGACGTTGTACCCGTCACTCTCACCACCGAGGGCGGCTACGAGTGGACCGGCAGCATCGACACTTACACGGCGGAGGGGAAGCCCGGGCGGGAGATCCTGACCATCGACCTCATCCATGACAAGTCCCTGCTGCACATTCCGGCGTGGCCCTCGACACGAACCCCACTGGAGATGCAGACGAAGCGCGACTACCAGGTCGGCAGGCTTGCCACAGTGTGCACGCATTTCCTGACGGAGAACCTGGCGAGGGTCGGCACCCCCGCCTACGTCATGCTCCCCACCATGGACAATTCGCCGATCGTGGACGTGGCGGCGAAGATGACGTACCTCGACGAGCTACTGGGTGACCTACTCGACAAGCACGACTACGTGCTCAAGTGCGAGATGTGGTGGCCGGGTAAGCCATTCCCCCAGGGGAAGGTTGCAGCTCTGGTGGGCAGGTCCACGCAGGAGCGACAGTTGCACCTCACGGCGGCGAGGGTGGACGCCGCGGTGCGACCTTTCGGAGGGCCGATCGCCACTCCGACTGTGCCGGGCCTAGTCGTGTCCGTGGAGCAGGTGCGCAACCGCGAACACGTGAGGTTCAGCAGCAACGGCAGGGACGTGGAGCAGTTCAAGTTGACTGGCCGGAAACCAGGGCCCCACACCGCCATTGTGGGCGGCAAGTCCGACGACTGGGTGAATGAGCTTGTGGAGATGGCAATCGATTCTTCGGCACAGGCAATTCTCGTCGCCCTCGGCAGCGCAGCTGGCCCACTGGGTGCACTACTCGCCGGGGCGATCTCCAACATCATCATCAACCAGCTCACGGACACGCTGATCGCCTACCAGCAGCGAACCGACGTGGAGCGGAAAGCATCGATGGGGCCGTTCGCCCTCACAGAATCCTTCACGTCTTCGTCCGCCGGCGCATACACGTTCGACACCAGTGCACTAGCGGAGCGGCAGCTGATGGAGGATGCCGGCGGGCAGGCCATCGAGATCACCATCGCCGACGGAGTATCCAAGGTCCTCGGCGACGACCAGCATGCCGACAACGGCAAGTGGCGGCTCGGCTGGCGTCCGGGCGACCGCGTCACCTTTGAGGAGCACCTGTCGGGGGTGGTCGTGTCCGACATCATCACCGGTGTGACGATCACTGACCAGGTGGGCCAGCGGATGCGCATCAGCCCGAAGGTCGGCAAGACGAGGAACCGCAACAACGCGTTCACCGACTTCGTGGACGTGTTGTCGAAGGTCACGTCCGTCGCCGCAGACATGGGTCTGCAGGGGTGATGACCTCGACAACCGGCGTGTGTTGCGACCATGCCACCGACATTCAAGGAGGCACACATGAAGTCGTGGAAGGACCTGGAGCCGGATCGTTACCGACTCCTCACGAAGAACTACACGCCCGGCCGTGGTGGCCGGAAGATCCGGTACGTGGTGATCCACCACAATGCGGGCATGCTTAGCATTGATCAGATCTGGCAGGTGTGGCAGACCCGCGAGGCGTCCGCGCACTACCAGGTGACGATCGATGGTCAGATTGGCCAGCTCGTCAATGACTCGGACACCGCGTGGCACGCCGCGAACCTCCTGCGGAATCAGGAGAGTATCGGCATCGAGCACGCCAACTCTGGTGGGGCCGCGGCCGACTGGCCCATCTCGGAGAAGACGCGAGAGGAGGGCGCGCACCTCGTCGCCGCGATCTGCCGCTACTACGGCCTCGGACGCCCAGCCTGGGGCGTGAACGTCCGCCCGCACTCCGAGACCGGGCAGACCAGTTGCCCCTATCGTCTCGGCCCGAACGGGGAGTACGGCAAGGCGTACATCGCCCGCGCCCAGTACTGGTACGACCAGATGGGCTCCGGGACCACCACCAGCACCACCCCAGTGAAGGAGACCCCCGTGACTGACGACCAGACCGCCCTGCTGAGGCAGATCCGAGACAACACCGCCGACTGCCGTGCGATGCTCATGACCCTTTCCGCCCAGGACATGGGCGACGCCAACATCACCGGCCCCTACGGCGGGTGGCCGCAGACAGGCGGCCGCACCCGCACCGACACCCTCGCCGCGATCGCTGCGAAGCTCGGCGTCCCCGGCACCACCGACACCAAGGAGAACTGACCACATGTCCGAGAAGAAGACCCAGTTCAAGTCCTCGTGGTGGATCCGCCGCGCCTCCTACCTCGTCATCGGCGTGGTCGGGCTCATCGCCGCAGGCTTCGGCCTGATCGATGAGGGGCAGCTGGACGCGCTCACGGCCTCTCCGCTGCTCGCCACCGTCGTTGGTTTCATCGCCGCCGCATTCACCCACCAGGGATCCGACTCGACCGTCACGGCGGATGATGTGGCGAAGGCTGCGCATGCGTCAGCGCAGGTCGATGTCACCAGGCAGGTGCAGTCCGCCATCGACGCAGCTATCTCCGCCCTCCCGACCGCCGACCCCGGGAAGATCGGGCAGGCCGTCGTCTCCGCGATCCGTGCGGAGGAGAAGGGCGAGCACGACACCGCCACTGGTGCCGCCGCGAACACTGAGGCCATCACCAACTACGTGTACGGGCGGTGAGTCTAGTGCCGTCACTTCAATACCCCCGCGGACAGTGGCGTCCTGGCATGCCGCAAGATGTGTCCGCACTCATCGTCACCGTGTTCACTGTGCAGATGCTCATACGTGGCCTAGACTACATCACCGACGACCGCGACGGTGTCACTGCCTCGCTCACTGTCGTGGAACGCGCCATGCCACTGCAAGCATGGGGGGTACTGTTCCTCGCCGCCGCTGGCGCAGTTATCGCCGGCATGGCACTGCGCCGATCTGCCATCATCATCTCCGGGGCACTCCTTGCAGCCGGCCTATACGCCGGCCTTACGTGGGGACTGACCCTGCGAATGATCGAGCGCGGGTGGCCGTGGGACGGGTGGCGCACCCCCACCCAGTTCCTCACCGCCGTCGCCTTCTGGCTACTGATCGCCTACGGAACGCGTGTGATGATGATCGCCCACGCCAGTGACGATCATCGGGATGTGAGACAGGATGAGTGAGCTACTCGACGCCATAGGCAAAGGTGGCGCGTGGTCAATCTTCCTGGTGGTGTTCTTCACCATCTGGGGGGCTCCGGCGATCCTGTCGCAGCAGGGCGCGGAGAAGCTATGGCTAGTCGGGAGAATTGCGAAGTGGCTGGGAACTCGTCAGGACAGGTCTGTGGAACGCGAACGCAGGCTCAATGCAGATACCGCATCTGCACTGCGTGATGATATTGAGGCACTGTGGGTGGATCTGGAAGAGGAGAAGGCTCGTAGTAGTGAGCGGGAGGATCGACTGCAAGCCACCATCGACACGCAGATGGGTTATATCGAGTGGGAGACATCGTGGTCTCGTGATGTGATTCTCATGGCTGCTGAGCATGGTTGGCTTCCACCTCTCCCGAAGTGGCACTCGTTCACGGAGTGGCGCAATCACATCAGACCTGATGCGCGGCATCCACCCAGCGAGAGGTAGCTTCATGTCGGCAGGGTTCTCCGCGGGGGATCTCGACAACCGGCATGTTTGCGTCCGTTACATGACAAGCGACTCACTGCTATCATGGGTAGGGACAAAAAGACCCCCGAGGTGCGACAACACCGCCGAGGGTCACGCCACAAAATCACTGAGAAGGAGTGATCCATGGCTGACGAACAGCCTACCAGCACTGCCGAACACTGGAAGCCAATACCTGGATGGGAAGGCTACTACGAGGCATCTGACCACGGCAGGATACGAAGCGTCAGGCGGACGGTAAAAACGGAACGAGGACAGCGCACATTCCGGGCGCAGATCATCAAGTCCTCGGTTCGCAAGGATCTTCACTTTACTGTCGGACTCTATCGAGATGGCGCGGGAAAGTGCATGCGTGTCCACCGTCTGGTGATGGCCGCGTTCGTTGGACCGTGCCCTGACGGCATGGAGGTGTGCCACAACAACGGAGACCCAGCGGACAACCGACTAGTGAACCTGCGGTATGACACGCGATCAGAGAACATGATCGACGCGTCTATCCATGGCACCCACCACAACACGAGGAAGAGGCGCTGCCCTCGTGGACACGTGCTTGTTATGCCGAATCTCATTCGTGCTCCGTGGGATAAGCGAAGATTTCGAATGTGCCTGGCATGTAACCGCGCCAGTGCGCATGTTGCGTATCACAAGGACCGCAAAGGCGATAGGGACGCCATCGCTGATTCCTACTACTCGGACATCATGCGCGACGCGGCCTAGGAATCTAGACAACCATGGGCTTGTGCGATACTCCGTGGCGAACCGCATCGAGACGACCAGGAGCGCCATGGCTATCTACAAAGACCTGCAGACGAAACTCACGCTGAGGTGGACCGATGTCGACGATGTCATGGCGACCCAGCGTGCACTGATCGAAGTGACCCCTGCGGGTGCCAGCCTGGAGCTTCCGCGTGGAGCGAAGGGTGAGAAAGGCGACCCGGGTACCCCAGGTCCGCAGGTGTGGTGGACGGGCCTGATCACTAAACCCTCCGAGCTACCGGGTGATCTGACGGGCACTGACCGTGGTGCGGCGTGGGTCGATACCGTCAGCAAGTCCATGTACGTTTGGGACGGAAGCGACTTCTTCGAGATACCTGAATTCGTTGGTCTGCGTGGTGAGCCGGGGGAGACGGCGACGATCCAGGTGGGGAGTGTGGTGACTGGTGAGGAGGCGAAGGTGTCTGTGGACATGGCCGCCTCCACTGATTCTGTTACTGTCCTCGACTTTGAGCTCCCTCCGGGGCCTCGGGGTATCCAGGGTGGTAAGGGTGACCCTGGTGATCAGGGTCCGTTGTCGTCTGCTGATGATGTGGATGTTGTTACGGTTCCCCCTTCGGCTGGCGATGCTTTGACGTGGTCTGGGTCGAAGTGGGTACCGCAGCAGGCTACTGCCCCGGTGGGACCGTTCGCACTGTCCGCCAGTGACTTCTCTGTAGCGAATGTGAATCTGATTCAGTCGGGTGGGTGGTCGTCGCAGATTGTGGCGACGATGACGGTGCCGGAACTGCCGTTTGATTGGCGTCCGCTGGTGGTGGGCGGTCGCGTGGAGATGGAAACCCCGCTCGGCTACCAGGTGGATGTCGAGGTGCGTGTCGGTAACGCGCAGAAGGGCGACATTGTGGGGTATGGCCGTGGTCATGAGCTGCAGCGGTGGCATGATGCGACGATTATTCAGCCGGAGTATTCGCAGGCTGTGACGCCGGGGTCGTCGTATGGGGTGGTGAAGGCGAACACTGCCACGTCGATCTATGTGGTGCTGGTGAAGGCGGGTGGCACGATTGGTTCGTGGCGGTCTGGCCGGAAGAACAATGGGCTGGTTGTTATGGCTCAGCCGGTGAACACGGGGTACTGACATGGAACAGCGTGACATCAATTCCCGCACGAGGGCGGATACGTTCGGCCTGCGCCCTGACATTTACGATGCGCTCGCCGGCAACATGGTGAAGCAAACGGATCTTGGTTCATTGCTGCCGAACTCGGGATCCTGCTTCCTGCCGCAGGGCGCCGCTAGCCTGCAAACCGGGGGGCAGCGGTTCCTCCCGTTCACCGTCCCTAACGGCACCCAGCGGGGCTGTGAAGTGTCTTCGGAAGACGGGCTGATTCTCAACGCTATTGGCATGTGGCGGGTGGAAGTTGCTACCCGGTCGATCATGGAAAACGTGGCGGGTGACGGCGGTTCCAGCGAGCTCCGACTCGAAGTATTCGACCCTGACGGCAATTTGGTGCGTCGCCGGATCTACTACCTCAACGCCGGCGGTATTGTCCTCATTTCGTCGGTGGAACATGCTCACTGCTGGCTGAACGTGGTGGTGGACCGCCCCGGCTACCGGGTTCGGGTGTTCCAGCTCCTGTCCAACGCTACTGGTATGCGGACCTGGAACAGTTCAGAATATACGGAACTGTTCGCCCAGTACGTCTATAACGGAACTCTCGGAGGTTAGTGATGGCCCCGTTTGCGACAATCACGCACCGGGTTACTGCATTCCTCCCGGATGGTCCTGACGTCGGCTACGCCCCGGATCCGACCCTGGTGCAGGGCAGTGTGTCGCTGGCGCCTGTGGGCACGGTGACGACGGTGGCGGATGACGTGACGGCGGTGGGTGTGCCTGTGGACGTGCCGATCATCGATGGGGTGCTCATGTGGCGGGGTGCCCCGTCGATCCGACTGCTCGCTGGCATCCGGTGGCGTGCCACATGGGATATCAAGGTTGGTTCAACCCCGCTGCGCCTACCGACTACTACTTTCATGGCCGAGCCTGGTTCGGCCCTAGACCTGAGTGAGGTAATCAATGGTTGAGTTTTGCACGATCAAGAGGGCACTTGCCGCGTACAGGGCGGACGGCGCGGACGATGGCACGGACCCGGACAAGGTCGCGGTACAGGGCAAGGTGACACTCACGCCCGTACTTAGCACTGGCGCGGTGACGATGTACGAGGACGGTGCACTGGTCACTGTCCCCCTGCAGTCGATGGAGGCCCGCATCCAGAACGGTAAGGTCAGGTATCGGGGTGCGGAGGGTATTCGTGTGGTGGCTGGTGGTCAGGGCATGAACCCGAAGACCATCGTCTACAAGGCGACGTTCACTGAGATGCAGGCGGGCGGCTGGTCGTTCAAGCTTCCCGCAATCCAGTTCGAGGCTGTGCCGGGCGGAGAGGTGGATCTGACACTGGTGGCACCAGCACCGAATGCGCCGGATGGGGTTGTGCGTGGCCCAGCCGGCACATCCATCTCGGATGTGCTGGTGGAGGGCACGGATCTCGTTGTCATGGTGACGGACGAGTCCGGTACCCGTGAGCTGTCGCGCCTGCCGCTGGATGATGTGGTGCGTGCCGAGGCGCAGGCTGCCGCCCAGTCGGTGAAGGATGAGCTTGCCGCTGAGCTTGGTGACGCGTCTGAGTCTGCGTCGAAGGCTAAGGCGGAGGCGGATCGGGCGACCGAGCAGGCTTCGGCGGCTTCGGGGTCGGCGGATGCTGCGGTTTTGGCACAAGGTGATGCTGCGGCTTCCGCCGACCATGCCGAAGAGCGGGCAGAGTGGTCAGAGACCTCCGCCAACAACGCTGCGGAGTCTGAGGCCTTGGCTTTGGAGCACAGTCAGGTGACGGTGGGGAAGATCACGACAGGGGTGGAGGTGATTGATCTCAAGGATAAGTTGCTGTCAGGGGTTTTGCTGACGGGCGATGGGGGCAGTTCAGCAGCATCAACAACAGCAACAGTAGTGCGGTGCGGGGCGACCTGTACTCTCGTACTGAACCGGGTTAATCGCAGCGAAACAACGTGGGGTGAGGTGCTGCCTGCCGGGTCGGTGCCGGTGGAATGGCTGCCGGTGGATGCGGACGGCAAAACACTGTCTTTCGCCGGGCACCTGTTCTGTGGGGGCAATGGCGACTCGGCGGAGTTGATCATCCGCCAAACCGGTGGCGTGTACGTGTCATCTATGGTCACCGGCCAGTCGTACTCGGGCAGTGTGTCGTGGCCCGCGCCGAGCATGGAGTTGCCTATCGCGGACGCCGTGCTTGACATTAAGGCCGATGTGGAAGCCTCGGCGTCCGCTGCTGCCAGGTCCGAGCAGTCGGCGTTCGAGTATGCACAGTCCGCCGCGCAGGTCGCTCAGTTGGAGGTGGAGCGGCTGGTCAACGGTGCGCCGGAAGCGCTGGACACGCTCAGTGAGTTGGCGGTGGCATTGGAGGACCAGCAGGATGCTGTTGCTGTCCTGGTCTCCACAATCTCCGAGAAGCCGAGCAAGGAATATGTGGACGCGGTGAAGACCACCGCTGATGCCGCACTCCCGGCGTCGAAGATTCAGGTCGTTGCAGCACTGCCCGAGTCCCCCGTGGAGGGAACCATCTACCTAGTGACGGGGGCGTGACATGGCTCTTAACGTGGGATCACTCCCCGTCACCGGCGTATATGCGGGCAGTACCGAAGTTAAGCAGGTCTACGTAGGCGCGGTTTTGGTGTGGGAGAACCGGGAGACTGTGACGATCACCGGAACGTCAGGTACGCAAGCCCGTGACAGTTTCCGCGCTGCCCTTTCCGCACGAGGACTCGACTATAGTACCGTCACTGAGATTCCGTTCGCCTTGGACACTAGCAACGTCACGAACATGCGTGCCATGTTCGAGAAATGTTCGTCGCTCACTTCTGTGCCTGACATGAACACAAGCAAGGTCACGGACATGACCGGCATGTTCTACGACTGTTCGTCGCTCACGTCGGTGCCGGACATGAACACAAGCAATGTCACAGACATAAAATACATGTTCCAGAACTGTGGCGCGCTCACGTCGGCACCGAACATGAACACCCGCAACGTCACGAACATGGCCTACATGTTCTACAGCTGTTCATCGCTCACATCGGTACCGGACATGAACACCAGCAAGGTCACGAACATGGCCTACATGTTCTATATTTGCTCGGCACTGACAGACGGCAACGTCCGCTGCATCGGCAAAAAGTCCGGCGTCAACACCGGCAACATGATCGTCAACTCTGGCCTCACCAGACTCCCGTTCTACGACACCAACGGCAACTGGACAGGATAGGGAAATGGATTCTCAGACTCTTTCCGCCGCTATGGGCGGGGCGCTAAGCCTCGCACGGTATGAGGCGTTGCTTCCCGCGTTCAACGCCGGTAAGTCAGGTGGTCGCGGTCAGGTCTGGTATCGCTTCCGCACCTACTGA